TCTGCAGACATCCTTGCTGTGGACATCCAGAACTTCCCTCAGCCACATGCCCGGACGTCGATCCAGACTGACTTTTTGGAGTGGGGCCCGCCTCAACCGTGCTTCGATCTCGTGATCGGGAACCCCCCTTACAAGGGGGCCGAGACATTCGTTGACCTTTCGATGCAGTGGCTGCGCCCCTCGGGCAGCTTGGCCTTCCTCCTACGGATGGGCTTTCTCGCCTCAGTAAAGCGGTATGACTTGCTGGAGCGTTGGAAGCCCTCGCACATCTACACCCTTGCGGGGCGTCCCTCCTTCTACGGGGAGAACAACGACCGTTATGACTACGCCTTCATCGTGTGGCCTCGGACGCGCCCCGCTCTGACAGTTTGGGATCATGTAAAGACCCCAAAGAAGCGTAGGACCTGATTGAGAATGGGAGGCCCATATCTCCATGTCAGAAGTCTCGACCATTGGGGGGGCCTCTAGAGACATTGGCCCTGGTAGTTGAGCCGTCACGCTCGCCGCTGTCGATAGGTCCCCTGCTTGAAGGGTGGCCACGCGAGCATCTTTTGGAGAAGTCATGGATCCCCAGGTAGTTGAAGCTCTACAAGAACTCCTGGCCTGGGGAGTCAGCCTTCTCCTCCTTCTGCTCTACCTACTCGGAGAAGAATGATGTGGATCGACACCATGCCCGCCATCCCGCTCGCCCGTGGGGTGCCCGTTTTGTGGGACGGCGTCAGGGCCGTTTGCACGCATGGCTTCGGCAACGGCAGCGCCGAGATCGAGGTCCGACATCCCAACGGCACTCGCACGCAGCACGTGGTGGTGCCTCGGCAGGTGAGCGTCGATCTCGCTGACCCCCAGGGCTTCGGCTACGCGCTACGCTGGCTGCGCTACCGCAAGGGCACGGAGTACTTCAGTAACATTGGCGGGCCTTGGTTGGTTGAGTCATGGCTTTCTGGTAAGACCACCGACACCGACCGCCTCGCGCTGGCACAGGCCATCGCTGAAGTGGTGGGAACCAATGGAGAAGAGTGATGTGGATCGTGTGCTGGAGGCTCGGAGACACAGTGGGCAAGGGTCACCCCGGGGACAGGGCAACTGCCGTCAGTTGGGCCAAGGATGGCAACAAGCGGTGGGGCGCAGGAACCCACTGGGTAGTTCAGATCATCGAGGGGGGCGCGAAGCCCCTAAAACAGCAGCAACCCAAAAATGATGAGGATGGCTGCAGCGAGAGTCACTGAGGAGATGAACTCCAGGCTCTTCTCGTCATCCAGCCACTTCTTCAGCTTCTGCAGCAGCATTGGCGACTCCCTATAAAATAATAAAGGGTGACCCCTCGATATGAGAGATCACCCTTAGACAGTAGAGCTTAACCTTGTTGCTACTTCAACGCATTACCCAAGTGCTATGCCCTACTGATATTATGTTACTTACTTATTCATCATCGGGCAAGAAGGGAATGTTATCCTCTGTCACTTCTTCCTTTATTTCTGTGGCAGCATTAGCGACTCCCTTGGCAGCTTCTCCGAGCTTGGCGCCAGCAGCCACGGTGGCAGCGGCATCCACAACGCCCTGGCCCACAACGTAGGCAGCCACGAGACCAAACAGGGCCTCGGCGTTCTCTGCGGGCAGTTCCACGCCCAGGAACGTGCTGATGGCGACGAGGGCCATCCCGATAACGGTCAGAATGAGCTTACGAGAGGCGAGCTTTTCCATCTAATCCCCCTGCCTTGCGGCTTTCCGGTCCTCCCTCTTATCCTGTCGAGTGAACCACCACACCTGAACTGCTGCCCTGCGCTTCTCCCGCCGGGCTTTGCGTTTTGCCCGCCGGTCTGGATCCATAGCAAGCCGGAGCACAAGTTCAGCCATCCAAGCAGCGATGTCGCCATCGTGCTCTTCCAGGAAAGGCCCAAGAGGGCCGAGTTCCAGGCTCTCGAAGTCGATCAGGACATCCACGACATTGCCAATGATCTCTGCAGCGGTACCCGTCTCGCCCGTGGCATCCAGGGCAGCGTCGGCCACAGCAAGTAGCCCGGACTCCTCAGCGATCTCTGCTCCAGCAGCAATGACATCCGTGGGCAGCTTGGAGAGGTCGAGGGTTTCCATCATCAACTCCGATTCTTGATCCAGGCGAGGCAACCCTCGCCAAGGACTTCCCCAATCCGGGTCAGCCCGCCAGGGGTCAGTAGTGGCCGGTGCTCATCCGTATCCATGAAGCATGGCTCAAAGCACACGCCGGACAGATTTCCAGGGCCGGCATAAATCCCAGCGTAGGTGGAGAAGGCCCGGGTTCCTTGCCCAGCAGGGACAGCTTTCCCCTTGGACAGTTCCTCGAACTCCTCATCAAGCGTTCCAGCCAGGGTAACTGCCAATCCCCGCCCGCCACGGCTCCGGGGATCGTGCAGCACAGCCGCATAGCGTCCCCCGCCTGCATTCAGGTGACAGCCGATATATGCGACCGGGGCACCATCTGCGGCACCAGCGATTGCTCCCGCGTAGGCATGGCGAGCCTTGTAGCTCCCCCACTTCAGGACCACGACTTCCACGCCCTGCGCTTCCAGGTAATCCCGAGCACTGGCAATGTAGAGGGGAGTCAGGTTCGCCTCGAACTCGTGAGCCTCAACAAAGCCATCTCCATCCAGGTCAGCGCGGGCACCCAGGTCACCGCGCCCCCCGGGCTTCCCGTGGTGCTGGCGATCCAAGATAACGATTGGCTGTCCCATTTTTAGCTCACTTCACGGGCACTAAGAGTGGGCTGATCTCGCTGGTATCGGTTGGAGCCGCTTCGACATCGGCTGTTGCGGGCTCACAGATGTCTTCGGCGTACACCTCGTTCGCCTCGTAGGCTTCAATGAGCGCCATCAGTCCATCGACGTTGATTGCCTGGAGCACTTCTTGCTTGGCTTCCATCGTCTGAATGAGTGCCTGGGCTTCCTGCTCTGCGACGGGGGGCGCTGGATCTGCAGCGTGCAAGACGGATACGAACAGGATGGAAAGCATCACTCACTCCGTGGCTGTGCAAGACGACGGAGGATCGCCGCCTGACCGGGTAACCAGATCGCAGAGCATGGCATGGTCATCTTCGACCAGAGCTTGGAGCGCTTGGCCCTGCTGCTGCGTGAAAAAGGGGTAGGTCTTGTCATCGAGACCGAACTGGCGCAAGACTTCCATGCTTGCTGTAATAGCCACGAGGATGAGCGTGAGCCGTCCGATGGTCCCAGATACATCCCCAGCAACCAACTGGCGTAGCCCTCGCAATACGAGGTCTGCGCCTGTTTCTTTTTTGGGCTCTTCCCCGGAGACTTCCTGCTCGTTCGATTCGTCGGACATCATGTCCCCTCGTCAGCATCAGTCTGAACAAGCCAGCAGCAGCGCAGCCTGTGCGGGAGTCAATCCCTCCGCTTCTAACACCTCCCCGAGGTTCCCCCCGAAGCGAGATTCCAGAGACCAACGCTCGATCAGCGCAGTAAGGCGCTCCTCTCCCTCCCATCCGACACCCTGCTCCTCTAGCAAGCGGGCCTCTTCGACGAGAGCCTGCATTGAGACGGTATCCGCCGCATCCTTGAGAGCAGCAGAAGCGCCACCATATCGGTCAAAGTCACTCACGAGGATGGTCCGTCGTATTGAGGCATGAACTTGTAGTAGACTTTCAGCGCCTGAGTCCAACCCGAGGCCATGCCTCCAGCGACGGAACCAATGCCGCAGAAGATCTGGGGTGAGGTCCCGAAGTCCTCATTCATGGAAGTTTGCACGGCACTGTCTGTGGTGACCCCGGCAGCCGATTGTGCATTAACGATCTGGATCGCCCAGACCGAGGATCCTTCAGGCTCCCACCGCAGCACTACGCCCTCGAATCGTTGCGGATCGTCTGAAGCGACGTTGCCGCTGACATTCCTTGACGAGCCTGCCTTACAGGAGACCGCTTTGATGACCCCGGTGCTCGTCCGGTCCACCCCACATGCGATCCCCTCGTTAGACCCGAAGGTATCGTTTTCAGTCAGGCCCGCGTAGACCCCGTTCTGGCTGGAATCCGCAGCGGCAATCTCATCAGCGTCGGTGACAAGGATGATGGAGTAGGCAGAGAACATCATGTCATCAAATGAAGCTGCCGAGCAGATGGGGCTGGTGAATCCCATGCAGAACCCGTCCGTTCCCGCTTGGTACATATTGCACTTCTGAGCGCCATCAATCGCCAACGTAGGGTTCGTGGGGGTAGAGAAGTCCTCGTTGGGTTCGTCCCGGGCGTCTACAGAGCCAACAGTTGTGGTGGCATAGGTCCTCGTAGTCCAATCGTGAAGGATGTGGCCGCTGTCGGTCCCGATCTGGATGACGTGCTTGACCGTGACGGTGCCATCAGTACAGGCAGCAACCCAGTTTCCGGCAAGCCACTTGTCGTCGTCCAGCCCGTTGTAGGGGGTCCAGGTGACTGAGGCAGTATCCTCAGCAGATAACCGGGAAGTCTGGCTAACTCCTGTCGGATCTGTGAGGGTCCAGGAATAAGACCCACCACCCCCCTCTACCGTGCTCGTGACTTGGGCCAGGGTGTCCTGCTGAACGACCAGCCCCCCGGCGATGGCGAGATTAGAACCACTCCCCCCGCCAGACCCATAAAGTCTCGTACCGTAGGGAGTCCCAACTGAGGAGAGAAAAGGGCCAGAAGCCATTAGTTACCCTCCGCGAGTTCTGGTCCAGTAGAGCCGAACTTCAGTCAGGTCGAGAGTTCCGGAATCAACCTTCGTCATCGCATACAGCTTCCCAGGCACAGAGCGATCTGTGATCTGGTAAGCCACATCGAGACCGACCGCAGTGGCTTTCAACGTGGCGTCTGTCAGCCCCGAGACGAGAGACAGAGCGGCAGACTGCCCACTGAAGGGGTAGTCCCCCAAGACATCGTGCATCAGGTAGAACGTCAGCGTTGTGGGCGAGCCCGAAGCGACATCTCCTTGAAACTCGATGTGGGACAGGTAGGCAGAACCGGGCAGCGCGGCTGCATTAGCGTCGAGCGTACCTGTCCCGTCCATCGTGACGATCTTGGCGAGCGCAAAGGACGTGCCCACCGCTGAGACGGCGGCATTCGTACAGATAAAGCCGCGAGAAGAGGCAACAGCCATGCGTCACTCCTACCCGTTGGTTCCGCCGTCATTGATGATCTGACGCCACACCAGCACACCAGCAACCTGCACCCCGATGTAGACTGAGGTATCCCCCGCATCGGCGGCGGTCCAAGTTGTGTGGGCACTCATGTTGAAGCCGTTGGTGACTGTCAGTGTGAGGGTTCCACCATCAACATCCAAAGAAACCGCAATCTGCTGACCAGCGAAGGTTGGGATGGGGAGTGTCCGTCCGTGCCCACCAGTCGTAGTGATCGCACAGGTTCCGGAGTGGGTGACCGGAATCACGCCGCCGTCGCCTCCAGGGTCCGCGATGGCAAGGCCGTAGCCCCCAGAGGAAGCGTCCGTCAGCCCAGGGGCCAAGAGGATGGCACCTGTCGTGGCGTGGTCTTCCAGGACCGTTCCGATTCGGATCTTGGTTGCATTAGTGCCAGCAGCGGCGGTGACTGGTGCAGTGAGTGACCAACCACCCGCCGTGCCCGAGAGGTAAACGGGAGCGCCCGCAGCGGAGGATGCGCTGGTATTGACGCCCGTGACGGTCTTCCAGGGAAGGGCAAAACCGTAGTCCCCGTTAGCAATGTCGTGGTTGGCCACGAACAGGTTGCCGATGGCCCGCAAGGGAATGTCAGCGTCTGCCAGAGAGACCTGGATGTGAGAACCAGAGCGGCCACTCACGTAGACGATGTCGTTCGCGGAGATTGCCACTCCGCTGCTGTTTTGGACCTGGATTGCAGAGCCCCAAGGGACATCCAGGGAGGGACCGACGTGCTTCTGCTTGATTGGGCGTGCCATGATGACTCCTTCTTCAGGCAGTCCCCCCTCCGGCGCTACCGTCTGAGGGACCGCTCAGCTACCATGCTGAGCTCAGGACTACCCTACCTCACTTCACATCAGGAGGCAACGGGTAGCGTCTCTCTTCTGGGAGCCGAGTGTGCTCAGGAGCCAGTTCTTCTCGGTGGGGAGAGCGGGACATTTTCTCTGCGAGAGCCTTTAGCTCGTACTCAGCCTGCTTGGGCGCGTCGTAGTGGTACTCCGCCCCGAAGCGCGTGTAGTAGCGGAAAGCGTATTCCCAAGCTGCCCTATTCTTGGGGACATACGTCAGAGGATTCAACAGCGAACCGCCGGACTCCATGTAGGGGTTGGTAGCAACGCCCCCCGCCAAGTAGGGCGCCTGGGTTCCGAGGACCGGAACGGTCCTCATCATCAGGTGTGCCCAGACCGGGATCTTCATCTTCCCGGTGTCCTCGTCGGGAATCATCAGCGCTCGGCTTTTCTCGAACCGGCCCAGGATGCGCTCTTCTGCGGGCGTGAGCGTCCGGTAGTCGCTCCGGTTGGAGTAGGAGAGCGCAAGGCCCATTCGGTCACCTACCCACCTGAATGCCATCTCAAGCGGTGGGAAAGTCATCCCGAGGAGGGGCTCAAAAGCCATGGCATCCATCTCGTCCGGACGCTCGGAGGGGTCTCTCCAAGGCGCGGCCTTCTCATACGCCCAGGTCATCAACGTGAGCCCAGCGTTTGCCATGGCAAAGCTGTCGAGCATCGTGAAGGGCGGAAGGATGTAGGCAGTATGCGTGGCCTCTTTACCCAGGTTGTCCCTGAGCCACTGGCGCTTGGCAGTGGAGGCCCCCGCTGCTCCAAGGATTGCCCGTGAGTCCATCCACCGTGGGTACATCCGCTTGTAAAGCTCGTCCATCTGCTCGGCGTGCCCGATGGCCTCGTCAGGGTCTCCCCCAAAGAACAAGTCGGGCAGTCCGCTGGTGATGGCAACCTGCTGTCGGGCACGGGCCAACCGGGTGCGTCCTGTCAGCGCCCGTGCCATGTACTCACCCGCAGGCCGAGTGAAGGGTTCAATGGCCGCGCCAGTTGCCTGCTTCATGGCCAGTCGCCAGAAGCGGTAGAAGGGGATCATGCGGACGATCCAGAGGTCCATCTCCTTCCGAGCCAAGCCATGTTTCCAGTCGTACAGAGCGCTGAGGGTGCGCTTCTTGGCTTCTGCCCGGGTTGCTCCCCGCTGGATGAGGTCCAGGTAGAACGCCGAACGCTGACGTTGCTGCACGATGGAAGCCTGTTCACTCAGGCTTCGCTGCCAGCCCTTGGCCTTCTTGAAGGTTTCCATGAAGGGGCTGTTGACGAGCCTCGAACTTGTGAGGTACTTCAGGACCTCCTCATGCACAAAGGTGTCGAGGATCCCATCGTCAGTGAGCCACTTCCGCGCTTCAGAGAACTGCGTGACTCTGTTGCCCTTGCTGACAAAGAAGCCATCTTCTCCTCGGAAGAACCTACCCAGCGCTGGGTTGAAGAAAACCTCCGTGACGGAGGGGAGCCCCGCTTTTCGCCCGGCTTTGTCGAGCCCCTCTGCCGCGTTGAGCAGAACCTCTTGGAAACGGCGGCCCGGAGCCCCAAAGTTCGTCAGGACGTTCTGGAAAGAGAGCAGGCCCGAGCGTGCAACCCCAACCTCTGCCCACATCTGAGAGAAGTCTCCAACAATGTTGTTGGTCCAATAGCGGACGTTGGGGACGGCTACCCCGGTGATGGTCGAGACCTTCCAGGCAGAGATGAGTTCGCTAGTGAAGTCGATACCCAAGACGGGCTGGTCAGTTGGGAGCCGAGCGAGAGCCGTCAAGTCCTTGACGTAGCCTCGATACGACTCCTCCACGGCATCCATGAGTGCCTTTGGGACGATGACGTTCTCTCCAATCTCAACGAGCTTCCTCTGAATCTTTTGGCCATTCTGCACGATTCGATGCACGTCTTCCGTGAAGGGCAGCCCCATCTTGACGGAAGCTCTGGCAGCGGCCTCCAGCCCCTCCGAGCCCAGATGAGTCGTCTCTCCTGAGAGGACACGGTTCAACTGACGCCCCTCGTCCATGGTGATCAAACCACCCGCCATCTGCTTCACATGCGTGCCGAGCCGGTCGTGGGCTACGCCAGCAAGGACCGCCATGGCGCTCTTTCGGACCCCATCCTCGTCGCTCGCAACATCTCCGAAGACGGCCAGCGTCCTCTTCTTCATCTCCATCGTGAAGTCGTCAAACGTGCCCTCGCCCTTCTTGATGAGGTCTATGGCAAAGCTACGGAGGAGAGCCTCGCTTCTGGGGGCGGCCTTAGTTCCGGTAGCCACCCAGGCATACCCCAGGGTCTTGATCATCAAGTTGACTTCCCCAAGCCCACTCAGAGCGTGGACCAAGCCCTCATCTGTAAGGTCGCCAACCAGCTTCTCTATGGAGGCAATATCGACAAGCCCCTCCTCTGCCACGGCATTCTGGACTTGCTTCAGCGCACCCTCCCGCTTCGTGGTTGCTCGGAAGAGGAAATCTGCTACCTCCGCTGGATCTCGGTAGCTGGCAGAGGCGATCCCCCGCAGGCCCGCATCCCAGACGAGTTCCCCCTTGAGGAGAACCTGGAGGAGAGACTTCCCCTCCTTGAGTGAAATCTCGGTGAGGGGCTTGTCGATGTAGTCGCGGAGGACTTGGAGGGGGTTTTTTGCCCGGGAGGTCACCTCAAAGACTTCCTTCTGGGCCAAGTCGAGGGTGTTCTCGAAGAGCCGAAGCCCATCTGCCATACCCTCACCGACCGCTCCTACATTTGCCTCGACGTAGTCCGTCTTCCGACGGAGTTGTTTGATGTAAGCCCCAACCTTTTGGAGGCGGTCTCCACGGCTGGCAACTCCCAAGTCCTGCCAAGACCCCCAGATCATGGCTCCGACGACCCGAGTGGCCTCGGTCGCCCGTTTTGTCTCGATCACCATCACGGTGTTGCTGATGATGTCCTGGATCTGTGCAGCTTGAGCCTTGGTCAGATCCTGTGCCCCCAGCCTGACCAGATCGCCCCAAACCTCCCCCGACACCTCGGCTGGCGCGTACTTTGGGTATGCCTTGATCAGAACGCTCTGTGCCTTCTGTGGATCCCAGGTGAGAAGCTGCTCCTCACCCGGCCCCCAACGGCCAACGCGCTTGAATGAGGCAGCGATAGCCTTGCCCGCCACGATCTGAGCGCCTTTCTTGTAGACCGCCCCGATTGCATTGAGTTCATCCCAAGAGGTCGTGGCTCCTCTCCAGCCCCCGTACCGCTTCTTGATGTACTTGTTGTGCATGAGCATGGAGTCGATCACGGCCTGCATCGCAGCGACTGCCCGGGGCTTGAGCTCCTCGGCGTGCTTGATTTTCAGCCCGAGTCTGCCGACCTCTTTTATGCTCTTCTGAAGGTCAGCTATTGACTTGCTGGAGGCTCGCTCTGCCTTGGTAAGCCCCCTCTGGGCTTTGTTGTAGGCAGTCCTGGCCTTCCGGGCCTTCTTCTCAGCCGCACGGGCTTCAACAAAGAACCCACGGATAAGGCCGCCCTTTTTGAGGTCCTCTTTTGCTGTTTCAAGCATGGCCCTTTGGAGCCCCAACTCCTCGATCTTCTTGCCGACCTCTAGGTCGAACCAATGCTCCGCGCTCTTCACACTACCGTGAGACGCAGTAATACGGGTCGTAAGCTCTGGGGAGACCCGCACCGCGCCTGTCTGTACTCTCCCGGCTACTCCTGCAACCTCAGCTTCCAGTTTGCCTACTTTCGTGCCTGCCTTAGCGATCTCCTTCCGTGCGTACAGGCTCGCCTGTAGCCGCAAGCTGCCACGGCTCGGGTCGAGGCCAGCCTCTTCGGCCCACTTAGGGAGGGGCCCCAAGTATTTGTCCACGATGCGTTGAGCATCCCCGATGAAGCCTGGACCATGGGGGGCGAACCCCGTCTCTCCGAACTTGAAGATGTTATTGACCCTGTCAAGACGCGCTTCGCCCCACCCGGCCGCCCGTGGGCCTGGAATGTTGGGGTTGAAGCCGGCGGGATCTCTCTTGAGAGCCTTTATCTCTGCGCGAATCTCCGCCCGTAGGGCTTTCTGCTCAGCCTCGTAGCCCCGCCCTTGGGCTGGAGTCAGAGGGGCTTCGATTTCATCGGCCCTCGCCGCCCAGAGAGATTCTGTTTTCTTGGCTTCTTCGAGGGACTCTTCCAGGGCCTTGAGCCGCAGACCCACCGCCCCCTCCGGGGCTGCCTTGGGGGCCCCAATCTGCCTCAGGACGTTCGATGTCTCCCCCTCCGCTGTCAGGATGCGGACGATGACGTCCCCATCCTCTCTGACCCGAGCCGCTGCAATGTGAGGGGCTCCCCCCACGGCTGGGATTTCCCCAGAGAGCTTGATCCCCCCCTGGACCATGGCTGCAATCTCAGGGATCTCCTCAAGAGCCTCAAAGTGTAGAGCGCGGGCCTTGTCGAGCGCGAGCTTGGCCTTCTGCCCCTTGATCTCCAACGCTATGATTTCCTGTTTGATCCGCTTCAACTGCGCGTTGACCTTCCTCTGGGCCTTCTGCCCTGACGTGCCGATCTCTTCGAGGTCCTCGGCCTCTTTGAGGAACTCCAGCGCTTCATCGGCTTCGGACTTCCGAGCCAGGAGGGTCAGTTCCGCTTTCTCCAACTCCTTTGCGGCAACAGCTACATCATTCTCCCTCCGGAACTTATCCATCGTGGTGGCGTCTACCCCCTTGGGGTCGCCTCCCTTAGCCTCCGGGGCGTGCTTCCTGATGTAAGCCTCTTCCCTGGTCGCCCGGTCAAGTCTGAGAGCACCGAGTTCCTTGTTAGCGGCTTCGACCTTCCGCATGACTTCTGCAGAACGTGCTTCGATCTCTCCAGCAACCGCATGTTCAAAAGCCTGCCGAACCTCGGGGGCTTCTGAGTTACGCATCGTCCGCATGAACTCGCGCCCAGAGGCTTTGCCTGCCTCGTAGGCGTTGAGCCCTTCCTGCCCGATGGCCGCTTTCGCCCCCATGCGAGAAGTCTCGGCGTAGACCTTGCCGATCCGTGCGCCTGCACCAGCCACACCGAGGGAGAGGGAGATGGGGTCGGGCTCAATGAGGATGAGGGGAATGGCGATGGATGCTCCAACCGACTTCCTCATCCAGAGCGGAGCCTTCCCATCCTCGTAGATGTAGTTGAGGTAGAGGTCTCCCAACTGGGGGAGTACCTGGAAGATGTCTGCGCCCCGTCGGACCTCCTCGATTGTCCGCTCGTGCCCCCAACTCTCTCCCGTCCGGATCATTGCAGCGAGCCCGGTTGTGGGGGCAAGCCGCCCGAACTGCGACAGGGCACCCTCCATCTTGAGTTCGCCCGGGGTGAGAATCCCACCCTCAGTCCAGGTCACGGGTCGCATGACCGCAGCAAGAGGCCGAATCACTGCCGGGAGCTCCATGATCTCAGCGGTAACGTCCGTACCGTAGGCGTCTACCCAGGGGACGCCCCGATAACGGTTCACAGCCTGGGCAAAAGCGGCGGTGGAAACGGACTCGGCCTCGGCTTCCAGCCAGCGCTTCTGGACGTCAGACGCTGTCCTCCACTCGATGCTGTGTACCCGAGCGAGATGCTGCACCGTCTCGCGGAAGAGCTTTTCCTTGTACCCCTTGTAGTCAATGCCCGTTCCGCCTCCGGCCAAGGCCACCAGGGGCAGCGCGGTGTCAACTCTCTTGATGACCGGGTGTGTGTAGGTCTGGTGCCAGATCCCCCTTTTCCTGGCTCCCTCGGCTGCAAGGACATGGCGGGCGGGCGTTGACGCCGCACGGACATACGTGCTCTCCCAGACCCTTCGGACGGCTTCCTCGTCGTCAATCTCCTCGGGCTTCAGGTAGCCCTGCCGGACAAGATCCTGCCGCCTCTCCTTGGAGGGCATCTCAAACTCAGCCGAGTAGAATGCCCGGATGTTTGCCCGCTGTGAGGGTTGTCGGAGAGCAAGACTGGCCTCCTGTGCCGCGCTCATCGGAGGCTCATGGGGCGAGACCTGTGCTCTCATAATCGGCGGTTCATAGAGGGGCTCAGCAGGCTCTGGCCTCGCCTTTGGAGTCTTGTATACGCGGTTGGGATCAGGCTCCCAGTTGAGGAACTCCTCTGGGGACATGGCATAGGGAGTCCGTGACTCCTTGCGCTCAGGGGTTCCCTCTTCAGGGGTATCGACAGGCTCTGCCACCTAAAACCTCCGCTTGCTCCTGGGCTTCGTCCGGCCCTCGCCCGCTGTGAGACTGTCGCTTGCGGCTTCCTCGGCTGCCTTGCGGGCAGCCGCTCTTTCGGCGTCTTCTGCGGCTACCTCCGCCTTGCGCTTCTCCTCCCTCCTCACGCCTGCTCGCTCTTCAAGCTTTGCCGTCCTCGCCTTGCGCCGCTTGGTTCTCTCGGTCTCAACGGGGTCCAGAATCTCCGTTCTGCTTACCGGTGCTGGCTCTCTCATGCCTTCACGGAGGGCTTCGGCCCGCCGTACTTCCCAGACACTCCGGGTGGGGGCGTCCTTGAATATACTGCCCTCCCCCCAAGACCTTTTCAGGGCTTCGGCCCGCTCTTCTCGACTGGAGATCGCAGTCCCCGCAGCAAACTTGAGGGGCCCACCAGCCGTAGCCCCAGCGGCGACATTGACGAGGTGCTGCCTACGGGTCCTTGCCCCACTCCTTCGGGCAGACGTCTTCGCCTCCTTGAGCCAGACCTTGAAGGCTTGCTCTGGATTGCTGTACCCCTGTGCGTCCATCCACGCGATGAAGCGGGGGTCCTTGAAGATCGCTTCCCGAAGCTCACGAGACTCCGGAGTCCCCTTCTCCAAGTAGTCCAGCGTATCCATCAACTCGTCGTGGATCCGCTGCTCCTCTGCGGTCATGTCTCGGGGTTCGGCGTACTTCCCTGGGCCAATACCAAGGATTGACTCAAGACGCTTGAGTTCTGCGGGGTCGCCCTCCCCTCTCAGGATCTTGTTGTACGCGCCATAGACCTGTTTTGAGAGCGCTGCGGCCTCGGGGCTAACCCTGACCCAAGTAGCGTTGATCTCGGCCTGGAGCCTGACGATGTCTTCCTTCGCATCCACGGCCTCCCGCTCATGGATCTCCCCAACCTTGAGCCCATCCGTTATCGCCCGGTTGATTTCCTGGACCTTTTCGGGCTTGGTCTTGATTTCCCTAAGCGTTGCTTGAAGGTGCTCCCTGGACAGTCCGCTCCGATCCTCTATTGCCCGCAGGAAAGCGTTGGTGCGAGTAGCCCCCACTGCGGGGTCCATCAAAGCATCGTATAGCGGATCGAGGAGGGCCCCATCAGTGTCGGCATTCGCCCCCCAAGCCTCTACGACGTCGTCTACTAACGTGCTGAACTTCGCCGCAGAGGCAGAGCCCCCACCGACGTAGGCTTCGTAGTCCTCTTCACTTATATACGTTGAGCCAACAAGCTGCTTTTCCAAGCGGGCCTTATCTGCGGCGAGGCTCTTGAGCTTCTCCGTCTGAAGCCCCCCTTTGGCGGTGATTAGTGCCCGCTCCAGACCCTGAACATTGTCAAGGAGGGCAATGTTCTTGGCGCCGCCCTCGGTGAAGCCTCGGGTCCGAAGGCTCTCAAGCTCCTTGAGTGACTTCAGGGTCTCCGTCTTCATCTCAGCGCGGTCTGCCGGAGAGAGATCCCGGGTCCGCTCAGCGACTATCTTCATAATGTTCGGGTCTCCGCTCCGACCCGCCATTGCGCGGCTGAACCCCCGACGGAGTTCCAGATTACGGCGCGTCTGGTAGTCCTTGAAGAGCCCTTCGAGAGATTTGTCTGGTGCTTCAGCCATTGGGAGCCCCTACAGAGTCATCATGGAAAAGATGCTTGCGATATTCTCTGCCCGTTTGTTGTGCGACTCGTTCATATAGCGCCGACGATCAATGTTGATGTCCTGCTGCCGCTCCAGTCTCTGGAGAATCTCCGACCTCCGAGCCTCGGCCTGCTCACGAGAGACCCGGTCTGCTTCAGACCGTGCTGCGGCTCCCGCCTCACCAGCCTCCGCTCCGAGTTCCCGAGCAGTCTCAGCATAGCGCCCTGAGTAGCCGCCTCCCGAGGCCATCTGCTGTCGGTTTAGCTCCTCCTGCTGAGCCTGAGCCTGCTGAGCAGCAGCCGCCTGCTGAGCCTGGGCCATCTGATCCTTCTCGGCCTCCGACAGGCCAAGATCGCCCTCCTTCAGAGCTTGAACGTCTTGGTAGAGGAGCTTGTTGGCTTCGACCCCCGCAAAAGATCCCGTGCCCTGGGAGGCACCGCTCCCCAAGAGGGCATCTCGCACGGGCTTTTCGCCGCCGCCTATAGTCGCCATGGAAGATCCCTACTTGAAGTAGACGAAGTCGATGCCCTTGCAGTGGGCCCGAGCAATAGAGGTCGTGGTCGCAATCCGGAGGCTTAGTCTATGCCATCCCTTGGTCATGTTGGTACCGTCATCCCAAAAGTGCCCTGCCCAGGTGCGATCCCAGGCTTTTCCATTGCGGTCTCCTCCAGAGCCCGAGGCGACGGAGGGGCCGGCTGGGGAGAGGGTTCGGACTTGGTTAGCTGCTGCAACCCCATCCCGGTAGAGCTTCAAGACAGTGTAGTCCTTGGAACCATGCGTGATGACGCCTGTGTGTGAGACGAAGATTCGCCACGTAGCAATGAACACCTCAGGCGTGTAGGGCAGGTAGAAGGCAATCGAAGCCCCCGGGATTGCCCGGTAGAACTGCGTCTTATCTGCAGCCCCGGTGTTGTCCCAGTCTCCATGGGAGAAGCCCTCAGAACTGGTGGTCTCCACATCCTGGCTACCAAAGTAGTCCAGGGACAGTGTTGACCCGACAGCCTTCCCCCCAGAGAGAGCCCCATGGCCCCCCTGGTGTGGTTGCACCATGGTCCGGTTGATTGTCCAGACCGCAGATGTGTCTCGGTTGGCGTGCTGAAGCTGCCCGTTGATGACCTCTAGAGAGTCCGGCGTCGTGTTGGGGCTGTAGAAGTTCTCAGCAATGTTCTCGCCCGAGACCGTGTTGGTGTCCTGGACCGTGGTTGCTGCTCGGTGTGGGAGAGTGATGGTTGGCATGGGGCCTCCTACGACTTCTCAGAGCGAAGGACAAGGGCGGTGATGTGGCACTGGTAGAGTGTCGCTGTGACATTTGTGACCAGTGCGCCACCCGTATCCTCTCGCGCAATCGCCTGAACTCGCACCTTTGTGACCGGGTGGCTCGTTGCGACGTCAGCCTTGGTGATCAACGTCCAGAGATTGACATTGATGAACTGGTTTTTGAGGTTCACCCCATCCGAGCCCAAGGCTCGTGCGTTGACGGTCCGGATCGTCCGGTCCACTGTTACCCAGGACGAGTTGTACTCAATCTGAATCCGAAAGTCTGCTACAGCGTCGTCTGCTCCGGTGTGGGTTGCAGCCGCTCCCGAGATCCGCTGTAGATTGATGTCTACGAGGACGAGGATCCCACCGATTGGCCCTGCATTTGCGAGCGTGTGCCCAGCACTGAAATCCAAAGAGAGGTCTTCTGCTGGACTCCCCAAACCCCCAGTGTCTCCATTGTTATCAATCGTAGTCCAACCCGAGGCTTCCTGGTAGGAATGGGTCGGAGCTCCCGTAATCCATCGGTGGAGGTGCTGAACGACCATCGACGGCAGATGGTTCTCGTTGAAACACATCTGCTGTACGGACTCGGCCATGAGCGCGTTTACGGCTGCAGTGACTCCCGTAAAGCGGTCATTTACTGAGGCAGCGTCGAGGGCTGTGGTCTCAGTCAGCGGGTCATAGGTGACGTCAGCCATGGCTACCTCCGCATCTCTAAACAGACGATTTCACGAGACCCAATATAGGCACTGGCTGTATCGTGCTTGACGGCTGTACGTGTCACCAACTCGACAGTCTGCTCTCCCGCAGGGGCTGCGATGACGATAGACGTGGCCTGTGGCCAAACGCCATAGCCCAGCCCGGGTGTGGCGTAGTTTCCAGACTCCCCGCACCCAAGCATTGACTCTTCAAGGATCGAGCCGTTGATCCTCAGGGCAAAGAATGGGAGAGCATTGCTATTTACTTCGGGGGGAGACCCGGAAGTTTTCTGGTCTTCCGGTCGAAGCTGCCACGAGGCAAGGATCCAAAGAAGTCCTCCTCCAGAGGAGAAGGTCATGGACGCCCCCGTCACCTTGCGCCATTGAGGGTCGGGGACGATCTCAAACCAGTTACCGGTATCATTAGGTAGGTGCCCGGTGCTGTGGCCGTCCGTATTCGAGTCCACCGCCTGAGTGACTGAGGCGCTGTGCCAGACGAAGATGTCGTCAGCCATGTGACTGATGGTCAGCCCGTTGGAGGCGGATTCGTCCCAGTTGTGCTCGTTGAGGCGCCCGCCCACCTCCTCCACGTACTCGTAGAAGTTCCTGTTCAGGTCGTCAATGTCGGGGGTCCGCGTGACGAGCAGCGGGTATTTGGGAAAGCGCCAAGCCATTTACTTCTCGATCCTCATGGTATCTCCCCGAGGAACCTCCTCGAAGGAGAGCCCGATGAACTCCCAGGCTCCGTTGTGGATGATCCGGAGCTTGAAGACCTCAGCGGAGGGTACAAAGATGCTACCCCGAATCCAATAAGGCCGCCGCCTGGGCCAGTTTACCCCAGTAGTCCCGTAGGTTGTGGTCCCAAAGAAGGGGGGGATGTCGTTGGTGGGGTGAAGTTGCACGGTCATGGTCTGAGGAGATGCGCTGATACGCCAGTCTCTGTGGACTTCTACCGAGAAGACTCCCGCCTCAGTTTCTCGCATCCAGAAGAAGACCTCCATGGGAGACCCTCGCTGCTTGGACCGCGCCGTCCGGAACCAAGACGTCTCGATGACGGCATTCCTGGCAGCGGGAGTCCAGGTGTGGACGCGGTGGTCGAGGAGCCACACGCTCTCGATGGTGGAATCGCTTCCAGCCCCCGTTGTTCTGCCCGTGGCCCGACCTCCTATGACAACGTAGCGTCGGTGATCGTCTGTGACACAGGCCCCCGCCACATCAGTCATGTCCTCTCTCTGTCGCCAACCAACGCCAGCCTCGTACTCCCAGCAGATGTCGTTTCTGGTAGCCCCCTTCCAAGCTACCCAGCAGAGGTAGTTCTGAGTTTTGGGGTCTACGACAGCCGCTGCTTGCAACAGCCGGGCTTGGTTGAAGTCCCGGACGTAGCGGCTGATCTCCTCGGAGATCACTGAAATCTCTCCATTCTTGTAGGAGCAGAAGCCCTCCCGAGAGAGCCAGACAGTCTCGCCCGTGGTGAGCGTCTTGATGGAACTGGGCGCGGCACAGCCCAGAGTGGCGTGCAGCGTTGAGGTCCGGAATGCAGCCTGCTCGATGTCCTTCTGCTCCAGAATAAAAGTGCTGGAGGCCGTAAAGACGAGGAGGCCCCCAACAACTGGGTGCATCCCTGTAATCTCGGCGCCCTGCGGATCGGGGTACGCAAAGTCATCGGCTCGAAAGGTGCCCCAAAATCCTGGGATCGTCCACCGGACCAGCCCGGGGTCATCGTGGTAGTTGGCAGCGAAGCCGTGCCCGAAGGCAGTCTTGTAGAGCTTGAAGGGCGCCACCGGGATGATGTCCTGCCCTTCCTTGAGAAGCCAGGAGTCAGGCACATTATCTGGGAAGAAATCCGTGTCGTTATCTGGCAGGCTTGCAAAGGCGAGGGAGCCCCCCATAGCGTTGGGCGGGATCTCAAAGAGAGCCTCCGTCCCCGCATGGAGTTGATCCTTGGTCCTCAGTAGGATCCGGCCAACAGTCCCGTCCGGCCCAGGCTCAATCCCAGTCCACGCTACCTCTTTGAGAAGCTCCTCCACCCCCACGATCTGCGTGGCCGATGTGACATCGGTGACCCGAAGTTTCTCCTGGAGAAACATGACGCTATTCGAGCGTCCTGAGGGCGGAGAGAGATTTCCCCAACGGTCAATCCACTGCACCGCTGCTTGGTAGCGCCCCCGCATGAGCGTACCTATGACTTCTGGGGGGGTGGAACCCGATGTCTGGTTGGCAGTGAGGCCCTCTGTGGTCACACTCCCGAGGCGCCCTCTTCCAAAGTCCCCCCAGATACAGGCGCCATCGTGGTGGTAGCCATCACTGTTGACATCCCCAGTTCGGGTGGTCTCCGGCCCCCAGCCTACGGGGGCTGAGGGAGAGCGGTCGTAGCCCAGAGGGAGGGCAACGACCCCGTCGTAAAAGTAGGGACGACTGTTGGCCCCTCTGGGAATGATGACGATGCCAGCCGGAGTTTTCTCAAACTGGGCAGGAAAGCGGGGTCGAGAGTCTGCCTCGAAGTTTGCTGGGACCTGAATCGCTGAGCCCCCTGTGGTAGATGTGCGGCCAATGATGGGCTCCCACACGTCCTCAGCAGTCCCCGTTGGAGTAGTTGCTGGGGTGAGACCGGCCTTCCAACCCCGAAACACTCGGATGTTGTTGCCCCACTGAGTGATGAGCACCTCCTTCCCATTCCCGAAAGTGAAGTGCCCGATGCCATGGAGCTTCGCTGCAGAGGCGTCGAAAGGGTAGCCATCCCCAAAATCTGGGACGTAGGGGCACGGCCCCCAGACAGACCGGAGAGTCCCCTCCTCTGTTGGGTGGAGGTTGCTTAGCTCTGCCCCCAGATCGCTGGGCATGAAGAGCTTGCCGGATTCAGCCCGGATGTACGCGGGGCCATGGAGGGTACGATACTTAGTATCCGCCATCTCTCACCTCAAACGCGGCGAGAGGCCCTCGTGGTCCGCTTCTTGGGTTCAGCCTTCCCCTTGGGGACAGCTTGAAGGACCTTCAGAGCCGCCTGGATTTCCCGTGGGTTGTAGACGAGTTCCCAAGAGGCAAGCTGCTCGCCGCCCTCCGTGAAGATTTCATCGGCGTACCCGAATCGCTTGAAGATGCCTCGACGGATGCCGTGGTCGTCAACGGCAGCTACACAGGTAGCCTCTTCAGTGACTTCCTCGTAGCGCTTCCTACGATACACAGCCCCGACAACGATGGGGGCAAAAGGAGTGGCAGTATCAGGGGGGATCGGCATGAAGTTCTCCGGCGCTATGGCAGCGTATCACGGGCTCTCAATCAAGGCAGGTTGTACCATCTCCGCCAGGGGCGACGGGTCTCAACAATCTGCTGAGCTCGCCCGGGGCGTTTGAGCATTGGCTCCTCTGGGTAGCGCAGATCCCCGTAGCGATCTGTGGCCTTTTTCAGGTGCTGAAGGTAGTAGTTGCTGGCCCGGTCAGCCATGTCTGCGTTGCCCATGCTCTCATAGAGCAGAACGAGCGTCCTCCAGAGGAGAATCTCAGTGGCGTCCAGGTGGACTCGGGGCGTGTCCTCGGGGTCTACCAGCACAGCCGGACGGCGGAGACAACGGATGTCCACTTCGTACCGATCATCCGGACGGGGGTAGAACGCCAGAGTCTGATATCCGTGGGTCTCTCGGAGGGGCCGCAAGTAGTCCGGAATGATTGTCCCATCGTCATCGAAGATCGTGTCATTTCCATCCTGGTCTGCCAACAAGAAATACTTATCGGGAGTCTCGATTGCCGCACCGAAGGTATCCGTCGTGGTCAGAGGCCCAACGGTGTAGTTCGCGGTGTCTACCGTGTGGCGACGGCGATAGATCCGCTTCCGGATTCCAGTCCTGTTCAGTCGATCTCGACCTGATGCGTTGAAGCCCAACATCTGATCAATGTTGGGGGTGTTGACCCGAATCCTCGTGGAGTTATTGGCTGTCGTGATCGAAGCTGAGACGGGGCTTGGAGCACTTTCCCACAGGGGCTCTCTCCGGGCTGCTGTAGATGACAGAATCGTGCCCCCTGGCCCATAGTTCTGGATTTCCGTGTCCCTGATCCCCCAGTAATAGGTGAAGCAGTAGGAGAACTCTCCAGCAGGATCTGGTCCTGCCCAGTTGGTCTGGGCAACAGAACTCACCGTAGGTGTTTGAGTCGGGTCGGGCACCATCTTCCGATGCTCACGACGCCAAGCGACCCGAGGGAGTCCTGCTGAGACAGTCCCCGGAGCATCGTCCAAGCTGAGCTTCTCAGCCTCAAGCTCTCCAATGATATCGAGCGGCCAGTTCTGGTTGCTTTTGGCAAGCCGGAGGCTGTTGATCTCAATGACGTCGTCCGGCACGGAGTATTCATCCGTATGGATCCGGTAGTCCATCGCGGAGTCGGTGGTGTTGTGCCAGGGGCGGTAGAGAGTGACGGCCTGGAAGTTGTCGTTTCCAATCGCAAGCTGGAAGACTTGTCGGATTCGGTGCCTGTGGACACGACCATTCGGGTCGGTGACCTCAATCATCCGGCCGCCCCAGAGGCCAGTTTGGTCCCAGGACACGTACCCCGCCAAAGTGATGTCGATGGAGCGAGCAAGAACCCAGGGATCTGCAGGACGGACAGCAACGGTATCCGTGGGAGCAGTGTACTCCGCCTGGGGAACTACATCTGCCTGGGTGGCCAGGAGAAGCTGGTCCTGGAAGAACAGGAACGGCGCGTCAATCGCCAACTGGTAGTAGGCCCGGTTGATGAAAGCATCCACCCGGGCGATAGCATCTACTGACTGAGTAGGAGCCCAATCAACCTGGGAGAAAACGCGGTCTCGGATGTCAGAGAGATTCAAGCCTCACCTCCCAGGAGAACTTTATCAGAAACAGGCGAACCCCGCCTCCCCAACGGAGCGAGGGAAGACGGGGTTCAAGGCAGACCCGAAGGTCCGATTCGCGCTGTAGGACTCAGCCTGGGCAGTTGATCATTGCCGCGCCAGTAGCCGTGGCTGCTGTAGTGGCCAAAGCAACCCCGAAACAATGCGTGGTGACTGCACCTCGGTTGTCAGCACGACCGGTAACAACATTGCCCTGCACGAGGCCGTTGTCTGCTGTGAAACCACCGGTATCAGCGAGGACCAAGCCTCGGCCCTTCCGAAGAATAAAGCCGAAGGAGCCAGCCGCGATTGTGTGCTGCGAGACTCCGACCACCCGAGCAGTTTCTGTATCAAGAGCCGCGATCTGGCAGTCGTAGTCGAGGGCACCGAGCTCTCGCATGACGATGGTTCCAGCAACCCACTGGGCTCCCGTAGCGTTGCGGACGTAGATCCACTCCTGATCACCGGCATTGGCAGTGGACACGCCATCATTGATGGCACTTGGAACGGTCAAGATGAAACCCAGAGGTGCCTGAGCACCGAGGCCATCAACAACCGTAGTCGCAGCAGTGGTCACCAAATCAAAAGAGACGCCAGCAGTAGTGCGGGCCATAAAAGACTCCTACGGGGTGTTGGCGCCGGTCACGGCACCGTTGCAACGAAGCTGATCGCAGTACAGTCCCATGTTCAGGACGTACTCGTAACGCCACATGTCCTGCTCAGGGATCCGGATGGGACCACGGATTGAGAAATCACCCGCAGTTTCCATCGCGGCATCACCGCCCAACGTGTAGAGATGCCACGAGGCACTGTGGATGAAGTAGATGACGCCATCCTGAGCCGCTGCGGCACCGAAACCTGCCGGGTTGATGGAGCGCTCCATGAAGAAGTCGGCTTCCAGGAAAGCAACGCCCTTCCGGATCATCGGAGGAGCCTTGTCGCCCTCAACCTTGACCACGCGAACCTGCTGGTCCAGATCGTCCAGGTAGTTCAGGTACGAGGTCTGGTCACCGAGGAGCAAGTCCACGGGGCCCATGGTCTTGGCGCCTTCAGATGAGGCCAAGTAGTAAACCTGCTGCATACGCTGGCGGCCATTGGCAGCAAACGATGTGATGTCCGCGTACTGGTTTGACCAGCCGGCCAGACCGCCCGCAGCAGCGGGCTTGCCCAAGCCAAACACTGTGGTGTTCTGGGCTGCGGGAGCGGCAAACTCCATCACGCCCTGGCGGGCAGCACCCTGCGGGTTGTAGGTAGTGTCACCGTTCAGAGTGACGAAACCACCGACGCCCGCTCCATTGCCCATGGCCATCTGAGTAGCAATGCGCTCATGGAAGTCGCTCAGTGCGAGCTCTGGGTATGCCTTGATGATCTTGGCCAGATCGTTCTCGCCATTTGCCTCAGCAAGATCCTTTCCAGGAACGTCGAATGCGTAGATGAGGCGGGGCGCGTAGGCATCGCCTCGGGAAGCATTCTGCCGACGTCCACCAGCGATAACCTCGGAGCCCGTGAGGACCTGAGTCACCTGCCCGGGACCATCCGTGACGACCACGAACTCGCGGTAGGGGCCCTTGAGGGAGCCTCGGTCAATGTTGCCCTTGGTGACAATCCGCTCAAGGATTGGGTGCCAGAGGGTAAACAGTTCGGAATAGCCCGGCGCCAAGTCTTGGAGCGCGGTAGCAACAACATCTGGAGAGATGGGCATTGTCAGGTCCTTTTAGGGGGGGTCGCTCCGTTTCTACTTACTACCGCTCCGTTGAGGAGAAGTCTACTCTACCTCCCACCTTTATGCACGCGAAGTGCACGTCGGGAGGCTAAAGCTCGCATTTCGTCCAGGCTTTTGGCGTCAGAAACTGTGGGAGAACGCACCTCTGGACGGGTATCCGTGGTGGCTCCATTGGTAAGTCGAGCAGCCGGCCGTGGCTGAGATGCGGCCTTCCTGGCGGTATCTGTGGCAGTCTTGACTTGTTCCTTCTCGTAGAGATCCCGGATCTTGTCGCGCTCATCCAGCTTTGACTGGAGATCCCGCTCTTTCGCGTCAGCCTGGGCAATGCGGAGCGCGTACTTATCGGACACGCCGTCTTTCTTGGCCGCAACTGCCAGCTTGAGCGTTTCTTCTGAGAGATCGAGTAGCTGGACTGCAACCTCTGCGTCCCAACTCCCCAGATCGCCTTCGGGGTCCAGGAGGTTCTTGAATCTCTCGCGCTTCTCGGGGTCTTCCTTGATGTCCCCGTGTCGGTCCCAGAAGTTGTCAGCGTACTCCCGGGCCATCAGTCCCTGGAAGTTGTTGTACTCCTCCTGCAAGGATTTCAGGTCCTCCCCAGCTTTTCCGTACTGAGCCTTGTACGCGTCGAACTCCCTGCGGAGCGTGTCCCGTTCACTGCTCAGGGAGCGGACCCGAGGATCCTCCTGCTCACGGATAATGGCGCTGTAGACATCCTGGAGATCCTTGAACTCCGCAGCCCGAGCCTCAAAGTCCTTGTTCAGGTGCGAGTGGATCTTCCCACCGGATTCCTGGAGGTGGTCGGGGAGAGCGTCTACTTCGCCGCTCCAATCGTCCCAACCATCCCAAGAGGTGGAGGAGTCGGCAGCAGCTACACCGGACGGGGATGCAGAGGCCGAAGCCTCGGGCACACCGCTGCTTTCTCCTCCAGAAACGGGGGCAGAGGCTTCTGCTGAGGGAGCTACAGGCGTTCCGTCATCCACTATTTGCCCCCGTAGTGCTTGGAGAATGCCCGCTTTGCTGCGCTATTACGCATCGTGTGAGGGTCGAAACCGAATGCCTCGGCGCCACCCATGGGCTCTTCTTCCCCTTCTTCCTCAGGTGCCTCTTCTTCTGGGGCGCCCTCTGACTTGGTAAGCTCAAACCCGTATTCCTGGAGCCAGGAGACAAGCTGTCCTGCATCGCCAGGGCCGTGCTCCTTGATCGCTGCTTCCAGAGCAGCCTCCGGAGTGTCGTAGCTTTCCTTGGCAGGAGCCTCCTCTTCTGGGGCTTCCTCTTCTTCCTGCTCAGCCTCTTCCATGGGAGCCTCTTCTGCCATCTCGGGCATTTCGCCCTCGTGCATCTCTTCCATGGAATCCTTCTCCTTCTCAGACTTCTTGCCGCGCTTGGGCGCAGCGGAAGCAATGATCAACATGGGGGCTCCCTACAGAGAGTTTCTACCGGACCACCTTTGGGGTGTCAAGACCAGCTTTCAATACGTGCTCACGATTTTTCTCGCGCTTCCTCGCCTGTTGCTTGTGCCTCACATCACGGTAGCCCTCACTTCGAGCCGCCGCATCGCAGGAGTTTCGGACGTCGTCGTAATGGTCCGTCCATTCACGGTCGCTCTTGTCCACCACCTCGCGCCCCGGGTGCTTTGCAAAGTACCGGCGCATCTCTGAGTTGGACGTGAACTCCTTCCCAAGCTGGTTCATGGAGACGGGCCGGGTAGACGTGGCACCAACTGTCCTGATGGGGTGGAGGATCGTCCGAGCTCCTCCCCCACAGGTGGGACAAGTCAGCCCGTGGTTTTCGTACTCCCGGAGGCTCACGATGTCCTCGAATCGCCCGCAGTCCAACTCCACGCACTCGCCTTCATAGAGCATCTACTTCTTCCCCTTGGGCTTCTTGAGCTTCCAACCCCTGTTGTGCAGAGCCAGGACCTCAGCGAGGATCTCGTCCATGGTGAGGGGGCCGCTCTTCTTGGCCGGAGCCTTCTTTGCGGGGGCTTTCTTTGCTGTCGTCTTCTTCTCGGTAGCCATGATCAGTCCTATAGTGGGCGGTGTCGAGGTTTGGCGAGGGCGCGGATTTGTTCCTTGGTCGGCCACTGTTCGGCAGCCTCGTAGGTTGCTTCTGCTTTCTGTCGAGCCGCCAGAGCACCTCGCTCAGTCATCAGAGCAGAGTGGAGAGGTTGGCTCAAGACGCCTTCCCGCAAGAGTTGGTTGGCCTGAGGGGGGTGTGCTCTCAGCCACTCAAGCCCATGCGGGGAGAGGTCCCCAGCCTCCAACGGGCGCGGCTTTTCAAGGCCATGGAGGGCGAAAAATCGAATCTGCTCGGTCGGGTCCGTGATCTTCGTGTAGTTGTAGGCTGCCAGCATGGGAATCGCCAGACCAGCCTCTATAGCCTCCGCCATCACCAACCAGGGCCCCACATAGGCCGTCTTCATGGCAACCTTGCCGATCTTCTTGAGTTGCGCCATCTTGGTATCAGCAGACTTGGCCATGTCATATCCATCAAAGGCAGCATCAAGCGCCTCATCCATGACCCCGACACCCTGAACGGCCGGGTCATTGCCAGTCGGATACCAACCCAGTGTCCGACTCTGATGCAGGTCCCCGTATAAGCCTTGTGCTGACACTTGTGAGGGGGCCCGAGCCTGATCATACGCATTCGCAGCCCGATCAAACTCATCAGTTGCCTTCTGGAGGTCCTCCATGATCGATGGCATGGCTCCCCACTGGGCGCTCAGACGCGCTGGTGCCGTGCGCTCCAGTGGACCCAGAGGTGGCCCAAACCTGCGGGCTGCTTGTCTATATCCGTGTTCGGCCCGCTGAAGCTTCTGTGCCGCTTCCCTCAGCTCAGCATCAGAAGCCAGCCGAGTGAGACCAGGATCTGGCCCGAACTGGTGAGCTTTCTTGCTGTGCCTCATCTCTTCGGGAAGCTTAGCGAGCGACTCCTCCCGGAGGAGAGCCGCATCTGCCATATAGTCCGTACCCCCCGGAATCTCTGAAATATCAGGGATGACATCCAGATCTGCCAGGGCATCGCGCATGACCCGCTCCCCAAACTCCCTCTCAATGTAAGCGTCTTGAGCCCCTTTCCAGGCTTGACCTCGTCGATGAGCCAAGTCGAGATCAGAGACCATCTTGGCCTCTCCCGCCATCCGAGCTTTCCTCGCTGATTGCTCCTTGGGGGCACGGACCGCGGCCCCTAAAACCTCTGCGGGAGCGTCGATTCCAGCAATCTGCGCCATCCCGGCCGCCGCAGGAAGCCCCCATGACGCCGTGTACAGGCCCAGGGCTGCCTCACCTGACCCCTTTTCTGTGACTGGAATGGGAGCGACACCCCCGAGGGCTGTCTTGAAATGCTCCCAAGGACGAGCAGCCAAGGTAGCGGCAAGGCGCTCTTCCTGAGTTTGATTCCGCTGTTCCTGCTCCTTTGCGAGAGCCGTAGCGGCTGCTTCCTCCCGCATCTTCCGCATACTCTCCGAAGGATCTAAATCTACCCGTTCATCCCAAGCCATGATCAGTCCTTACTTGTTGTACTTCTTGCGGTTCTTTGTGCGAGATGTGGCCCGGAGATTCCCGGTTGCATTCCCACCGCCCTTTGAGAGGGGCGTCTTGTGGTCAACTTCGTTCTCGTCCCCAGGCTTCAGGTCCAGCTTACGACGGGCCTTGTTCCGAGTGCTGCGATTCTTTCGCTGCTCGGGCTTGGCATGGTACTCGTCGTACTCCTTGCGGTAGTTGCGCTTGCCCTTTTTCTTGCCCGAGGATGCGAGCGCTGAGCGGGCCGCACCGTTCCGCATCTCCGCCATGGTCTTGTACGCCATAGCTACTTCACGCTGTACTTGGGCTTCTGCTCTCGGCTCGCCTTCTCGGCTCGCTTCTTCTGCTCTCCCCACATCTCACTGAGCCTATCTTTGTGCCCCTGCTCAGAAGAAGCAGCGGGCTGCCCAAGGTCCTGCAGCAAGGTCTGCTTCTTTCGGTCGTCCATCGTTTGGAGGTCATTGGGCATGACTACTCCATCCAACCGACGTTGGGTTCGAGTTCGAGTTCCTCGGGGGGTGTGTGGGTGGGTGTCAGCGCTCTCTGAGCAGCATTGTTCCGCATTTCTTCGAGAGACTGCGGGGCTTTGAAAGCTGGCGCTCGATCCTGAGCGGCCTGGGTCTCAAGCTCGTCCCCAGTGATGTGCTTCAGCGCAATGGCGCGGTCTGCCATGTTGGCAGCTTCAGCCCAGGCTTGGCTCGGGTCCATGCCATTCTGAATAGCGCGGGTTGCGTAGTCGTTGATGAACTGCTGACGGTCCTTGGCCATGGATCATCCTTCGGGCTTTACGCCTGGGGGAAGAGGGAAGGGTGCTCCGCCAAACCCAGGTAGGGGGGCTGGGTGGCCTGCACCACCCATTTCTGAGGGGATCTCCTGAGACTGGTCTCCTGTGGGGAGGGCCCCAGCCGCCGTCGTGTCCTCTCCGGGAGGGGGCGGAGGCCCACCCGGACCAGGAGGAGCCTGAATCGGTGCGGCTCCCTGAGCCATCTGGGCCTGAAGTTGCTCGGGGGGAACCAGGAGGTTCTCCATCTGGAGCAGTTCAAGCAGCTTCTTCATCAGCTTGACCTTGTCAACTGACGGGCTCTGGATCAGGACAGGCAGGAAGTTGGAGAGGTTCCGGAGTTGCGTGAGCCGGTTGTTCTCAGCCGGGCTGTACGCGCTGACCTTGTAGTCAAACTGGAGGGGGTCCTCTCCCAACTCGTTGAGCAGATCCCGAGCCGCCATGGACGCCCGGGTGACCTCGACAACCTCTGGCGTGGCATCTGTCAGCCGGATGGGGAGCATTGCATCGTCTGGGAGGAACTCCTCGTAGAGCCCTACGATGCTCTGAGCCATCCACTTCACGAGGTCATTCACAGCAGTCTGGCGACGACCGTTCCGCGTGCGGGTAGCGGTGTCCGCAAGAGCAACCTCGGTGGCAACGTCCGTGACGCCCACCACACCTCGACTGTACTGTGGGATGCCCAGGACAAACTCGATGACTTGGTTGAGCTTATCTCTCTGCTGCGCGAACTCGGGAGTCAACGACGGGCTCTTCGTGTAGCCCACGATGTCGTTGATGCTCGCGTTTGCCTTGCCCTTGATGGAGACGACCGAGCCCGGAGCTCCTCCGTCTCGAATCTGAGCCTTTGCTGCAGCAGGGTTATCGCAGAGCCCCTCGTTGATCAGCATCATTGGAATGGACGTCTGGGCGTGCCAGAGCATCAGGGTGTCAAGCTCGTTCAGCCGGGACAGCGCATTCCAGATGAGCTTGACGTCTGAGACTCCTCCGATGTCGTTGAGGTTGTCGTTGAACGTCAGCAGGTAGAAGGGGTTGCGGACGAACCGGTAGGGGAGTTCCCCCTTGAACAATGGCGCCTCAGCATCTTCCAGGAAGTGGTAATACTGCCCTTCTCCTGAGAAATCGTAGACCTCGTAGACAGTGACCCATTCGAGAATGTCCCGAGCGGTCTCATTCATCAGTGAGCGATCCCGAGTAGAATCCCGGAGCCACTGAGGGTACGAGGCAAACCGTGCTGACGAGGCAACCTTCTCGTCGTAGATCGCCTCCTCAGGGAGGTAGGGGTACGGGTCCGCGTCCTCTGGCTTGGCGGGCTTTTCAGTCGCCCCTTTTGCCCGGCGGTTGAACTCGTCCTTGGTCAGAACGGTCACCTCGATAAGGTACCGAAGGTCAGACCAACGGCCTGCGCTCTGGTCGAACCAGACATACCGAGGATCTCTCGTGATGAAATCTGGAGAGTTCCGTCGGAAGTTCCAGACCGCCTTTATGAAACACCGGGGGTAGACACAGCTAAGGGTGGCCGCCCGCCAGAGAATCGTGTGCGCCTTGATGCGGTCGAGAGTGTCGTTGACCAGGGCCTCTCGATACCGAGCCGCGTTGGCCATCGCCGGACGACGAGCCAGGACATTGACCTCAGGATTGGTCGGGCAGATATTGGCGACCGCCGTGTCCGCGAAGGCATAGGCGAAGTTCGTCTCCATGGAGAGTTCTTCCCCGGCGCCCCCTCCTCCGCTGCCCTGGGGTTGATCACCCTCCGGGCCATAGAAGTCGCCCATGTACGCGCCACGGTACCGATCCCAGCGGGCGGTCTCCCCCTGGGACTTGTTCTTGTGCGCCCCGATGAGTTCTCGGATCTGGGTAGGCTTCAGCATCAGCGCCCGCGGCCCCCACCACCATGGAACAAGCGCTTCCTCTCAGCTTCGGCCTCTGGAGGAGCCTGTGCTCCTGTCCCCCCGGCAGCCGGAGGTGCAGCCGCAACAGCCGCAGCTTTCTCCTTCCCACCCTCACGGGCGGCCTTCCGACGCTTGGAGATCTCAGCCGTGAGCCTTCCGAGCATGTCTTCCATGTCTTCCAGACTCGGCGTGCTTCCAGCAGACTCGGGAGGCGCCATTTCCGGGGTCTCGGGTAATAGCTCGACTGGGGGGTCAGCGGGAGGCATTTCACTGCTAATCCCCAAAGGCTGGGCTTGGTGCCCTCTTGGCGGCCCACCTGCGAGAGCCGGCTCCTCGGGGGGCTCCAAGTCTGGAGAGTCGATCTTTGGCTCTGCCTTGCCCGCCTCCGCAAGCTCCTTTCGGATTGCGGTGTAGGGGACGCTATCCATCGGAACGACGTACCCAGCAGGAACCCTCCCCTTGGGATCCACGAGGATGCTGATCTCCTCTGAGATGGGATCGAAGGCATAGGTGTAGCCTCCAAAACCCTCGTGCCGAATCGAAGTGGGAGAAGCTGCTGGCGCACCAACTGCAGGAGCAGCGGCCAACTCTGGCTCCGGAAGCCCCATGTCTGGGGGAGGGCCGGGCGCAGCCTCGGGCAAAGCCGCATCCATGCCTTCGGCCGTGGGCAGACTTGTGGGGTCTTGGCTCCATGCTCCAGCCACGGCACGCCGAGCCGCGTCCTGTCGAGCCTGAGCTTGGGGATCAAGGTCGTAATACTGAGGCATCGCTCACTCTCCTATCCAACAGTTTATCCTTGTGGAAACCAACCCTTCAGGGTGTCCATAAGAGACTTCTCGGGCGGGGGCGCTTCCACGTCTGTCGGCCAGGGGACGATCTCTGGTGGGGGGCCCACTCCAATAGACATCCAAGCATAGTGATCGAGCCAGCCGTTTCTCCAAGCCATCTCTCGATATTCTTTGTTGTGCTTGAGGATAGTAAGCCGGGCCTCGCCTCCGACGTCGGGCTCCTTGAGCTCCCACGCCTGAAGGGGCCTACCCTTTTCAGCCGCCTGCTCGTACAGGGGATCGCCCAAGCCTCCAACGATGGCGGGCCCCACACGTATGCCGTAGTCGAGCTTTGCCTTTTGCTTGTCGTCTAGAGCAGCAATCCGCGCAGAGAAGATCCCCTCCTCCTCTCTCTCTCCTCTCCACCGCGTTTTTTCCTCTTCTGGGCTAGGGCCTGCTTCTGTGGGGCGTAGAGGCTCGTAGCCCGCTATTTCAGCCTCTGCCTGCTGTGCGGCTCGATGGCCTTTCTTGGCCATTGCGATATCCTCGGGAATCTCAGGCCCGTACCACAGTTCTGGAGAGGCCGGGGGAAGCCCAGGGCCAATGGGTCCGGACCAATCCGGGCCGGGTTGCCCTTCCTTTCGGATCCACTCTCGCGGATAGAGTAGCTCATCAATAGCCGAGGAGGCGCCGGAAGTGGCCGGGGCGGCAGCCCGAGCAGACTCGGACGGGGAGCGCGTCTTCTTGGAAGCACCCTTCTTGGGAGCGGCCTTTCTCGTAGGCGCTGGGGCGGGAGCGGCTTCTGGGACGGCTGCTGGTTCCTCTGAGGCGAGGGCCTTCTTCGCAGCTTCCGCCCGATGCTCATGCCACGCCTTCCGGGCATCCTCACGCTCCGCCTGCTCTTCTTCTGGGGAGATGAATACCTCCCTTCTCCTGCGTCCCATGTGGCCTCCTTCGAGGAAGTCTATCGTGAAGCGGGCGGAGTGGGCGAGGGGAAGTCTTGCGACTTCTGCATATCGTGAAGATCCGCCAGAGAAGGCCCCTCCCGAAAGACAATGGCCTTCTTGGGGTCGGCGTGGAATCGCTTCCAGTCTACTGTGAAGGGCCCGTACTGAGCAGTCCAGAGGTTCGGGACCACGGCTGTCATCCCTTTATACGCGAGATGGTGGGCGTCCCTTTCTGGGAGGTAGACGATTTCAGCGTCTGCAGGTTGCTTCATTTCCGCCTCGTGGGGAGTCGATAGGTCAGCCGGGGAGCAGGCTTCTTGTCCCCCGCTATAGTAGCTCGATACTTCTGCTGCCGGTCATAGGGCATTTCAGAAAAGAGCGCAGTCGAGTCAATAGGCGTGTGGGGAAAGGGGCGTTGGGGCAGCGCACGGGCTGCCTGGATTGCCATGAGGAGGGCCGAGACCTTGTCCCAGTGGTGCCGATCTCGACGGCGAGGGGATGGCCCTCCACGAACAAGCTCCAGACCAGCGCCCTCCTCGATCCGCTTGTCATTCTTGTAGGTCTGGAGTTGCTCCACCGTGTTCTTGTCATGGAGGATGAGATCGTCCAAGAGGGAGTCGATGAGGTGCCCGGTCATGCGATCCAGGCTCTTGGAGGTCGTGGTCAGCCCGGGTGTGAACTTCCTCTCGTAGAAGAGGTTGCCGTACTCAGCCTGATCGAGGAGAGACAGCACCGCCTGTCCAACACCATTGGACTCTACGGTGACCAGTGCGCCGTTGTACCGCTCGGCTGCTCGTAGGATGTGCCGGTGGAAGGTCAACGGATCGACGTGGTCAGCAAAGCACGCCACCTGTTCCCAGTGCCTGTCGTAGACCTTGAGGACCTGGAACGAGGCGTGATCTCGTGCGGCATAGCCGGAGGGGTCAACACCAATCGCGTAGATAGCGTCCGACTTGGGAGCCTCGTACTCCATGTACGGCGCCTCCCAGGACACGAGCGGAGCGTCGATGTGCTTCTGGAGAGCCCGGGTTGGGATCGCAGCGTTGGTCGAGGAGATCCAACAACCCACGTCATCAAAGGGGTACATGACGACAAAGCGCTCGGGATGCCTCCTGAGCTCAGCATCTTCCTGGAGAGCCAATCGTCGGAAGAAGAGATTGTCCCAGGTCAGCCCGTCCTTGTGGTACCGCTCGTACAGCCGGATCTCTTCCAGGTCCCAGACCGTGTCAGACGGGGGGACACGGGCATTCAGGAGCCCGTCCCAAAAAGGATAGAACCGAGCGAAGTGCCTCGCGTGGGGCTGAGACGTGGCCTCCTTCGCCATCAGGTAGTGCTCGTGCCAGGAACTGCCCCGCTCCCAGGGCGTTGCCTCAAACAGCACGAGCGCATTCTGCCGGTTTCGAAGGGATGGTGTAATGAGGAACATGGACCCTTCAAAGTCCGACCAGAGATGGCATTCCGAAGCGTGGAAGCTGTCCGGGCTCTGCCCAACACCCACAGCCCCAGACTCCGCAGAGAGCACGCGCATACGCCCACCGTGGAGAGGATCGAAGGACAACTGGCGGCTCTCTCGCTGAGAGACCGTGGGCGTGCGTAGCTGCTCAGGCCAGCGCAGATGCAAGTGGTGGATCCGCTTGTGCAGGTAGTCTGCCCGGTCCCGGGTATCTGCGATGGTGACGTGGTCCCAGCCCGGGGTGTAGGCAGCCAACGGGTACGCTGCCATGTCAGCCGAAGTGGACTTGCCGACCTGACGAGATGCCAGGATTGTGATCCACCGGGTATGCCCAGAGGGCGTCCGAGGGGGATTCGAGTAGTAGGCCAGGATGTCCTGCTGGAGCGTCCTGGTCAGATCCCCAGGGTTGTACTTCTTGAAGCGTCCCGTGGCGAGATCGTGGACTTGCCCGTATGCCGGGAGAGAAGTGCTGGGTGTCTGGAGCGCCTTGAGAAGCCGCTGGGCCTGGAGAGGAGTCGTCATACTGACCTGTGAGATGCCATGCCGCTCAACTGCTCAATGATTGTCTCAGCAGGCGGCTCGGTTGAAAACTGGAGAGCAATCATTCCATCCGCGAAGGGCCCCGCTTGGTAGTAGCTCGTAATGCCGAAGTCCGTCATCACGTAGATCCGCTCAACCGGCTGGAGTTCCCCGGTTTTCGGGTGCGGGAACAGCCCCCAAACCTGAAGATCAGCGACGATCAAGCTCTTGCTCATGGAAGCAGTTTAGCCCGGGGGTTGGAAAAGAGGGGATATGGCGTTACTCTAAGTAACGCCCCTTCCTGCCCGGTGACTATATATGGCTTACATCCGAGGCGAACCCCGTAGGGAACTCAGGCCCGTTCTTGTACGTCTGACCATGGAGCTATTCCAGGAAGTAGACCAACTTGCACGGGATCTCGACGTCGGTTGGTCCACGGTCATCCGTCTCCTCGTGAAGGAAGCCCTGGCCGCCCGTGGAGTCGTCTGGGAAAATGACTGATGGCCGGAACACCCTGGGCCCGATTGGTGGGCGACCCGAAGGGCAATCTCCTAAAAGGACTCCGGTGGCCTCTTTGTCTGCCCGACATTCTCCGCGTCCCGGGCAACTACCCCCCGATCTCCCTCCTTGCCCCGAAGCACCGATGGGGCGATGCCCTCTGTGGTGGCCTTCACCGGGAGGGCCGAGACCCCAGGAAAGACGGGCGCATCGAGCTCTGGGTGCGGGAGCGCGAGAAGCTGGAGCGCAAAGTCCGGGCCTGGGCTGGATACCGGGGCCTCCTGGAGTTCAACGCCGGGGTCGTCCGGGACGACTGGGGCGAAGTGGGAGAGGCTTGGCCCTGGGAGCCCTGGCCAAACATCCGGGCCGTCACCTACTACCTCTTACGAGAAGGCCGTGGTGCGAAGACCTCTCGGGGGGGTGCCCTGGACAACCTCCTCTGGTGGCTCGCCGGAGTCGGGGGCTCAGAGGACGGGGCCCGTGCGGGCATCCGCTGGTTGGTCAACAAGTCCAACAAGTTCGTCATCTGGGCTGTGGGGCCGGGTCTCCTGCCCGGAGTTCTGAGTTCTGGGGACGCAGCAGTCGTGCTGAAGATATGGCAGGGCGAAGGGGCCAAGGTCCATCCCAACGAGATCCGCAACATCTGCCGGTCCGCTTGGTACAAGGGCGTCGTCTCCGGGGCATTCGATGAGATCCCAGGGGCACAAGCCGGGGCTTGGCACCGGACCTGGGCGCTGTGGGACAGCCTTGAAGAGAAAAGCTGGTGGCTCTGTGGAGGCCCCTGGAACAGCGAGTTCCTTGCAGAACGAGAGCGTTGGGAGAAACGACATGGTAGGTTGCAGACATGGGACGCGCTGACCGATACGCCCTTACCGGGCCAGATGGGGAACTGGTGGAGAGCCCTGAACGAGAGACCAGAGGGGAGTTCAACGGGGTCTCCACCACTCTGGCTCCGAGAACGCCAGCTCTCGCCGAGACGCTCTCCCCCGAATCCCTTGAAGAACTCATTCAAGAAGCGCAAATCAAAGGCGAAGGGCTCCTCGGAGAGTTCCTCGTCCGCAGGGGCGGAATCAACTCCCCAGCAGGCATCACGGAAGTCGCGTTCGTAGCAGCGCTCTCCGTCGCTCGTGGGGACCTCACCACAGGGCGTAGTTCTGAGATCCGAAAGTGGATGGAGCTTGCCCACGCCACGATGGTGGCCTCCTCGATGGGGGGGAACACCGTCAACTACATCACGCAGCTTCAGGTCCTCGCGGGCCAAGCCGGCGAAGCCAAATAGTCTGAGCCCTTCGGAGTCCCACTCCTCTCCATGAAAGGGGGGTGGTCATTTAGGAAGCGGCTCGTTCCTATCGAACCCCCCGCCCCCCCGTCTGCCCGGGGAGGGCAAAACAACGACGGCCCCTTGTGGGCCTGGAGGTGTCCATGTTGCTCCTTCTCCTCTCCTCCCTCGCCCTGGGTGGCGACTTCAACTGCCTCCTATCCGTCTGGTGGGAGAAATCCTACGACGCCCCGGGCCGGGATCTCACCTGGACGGTGGCTGAGCGGACCGTCTACGACCTCTGGGACGCGGACGCTCGGTGGCGCCTGGAGGGCGGCCCCGTCCTCGAAACCCCAGACGCCCGTGCTTGGCGCCTGGAAGCCCAAGCCTGCGGGTACCCCGTAACATATGCTGACAACAGGTGATAACACAGGGGTAAGAGAGTGCGTGAGGGGAGTCCCAAACTGGAATGATAGACCCCCCCTCCTTCCGGGGATGCCCCGCGCGAGGACCCCCCGACCAGCAGGTAATCGACCGAACGGTAGATTAGCTGGCCGGATACCTACCGAACGGTAGATAACCTGGCCCAACCTGAACGCCTGTTCAGGTACCCCCCTACCTGAACGCCTGTTCAGTATAAATCGACAGGGCGCCTCAGATATCGATATCATTCTCCCATCACCTGATGGTAAGATCGGACATCAGCCGCAGGGCCGCCTGGACATTCCGTCCGGGTCGTCGCTAAACATGGCTGATTCACAGGAGCATTCATGTCCATCAAACTGAAAAAAGCCGAAATTCTCGACAGAGCCGCCAAAGTTAAGGGCGCGAGCGTCGGTCCCTGCTCGATGCGAGGCGCCAAGGGGCGCACCGTTTCTGACGGTCCCAACAAGGGAGACACCGTACTGCCCAAGGGTTGGGAGACGGGTAGCGCTGGCTTCCACGGAACTGAGGTCACGGTAGCCGGTGTGTCTAAGCAGACGATCGACGGAACGGTCTACTACTACGCGAACCGTGCCATCAAGGCCGGAGAGATCATCAGCGCTCGCTCCTTGTACGGCGCTCCGGGTCTCGGCCCTGCTGGACGCATCCGGTCCAAACTCATGAGCGCGACCCCTGCGGAGGGTGGTTTCAAGGGCATGGGCGTCGTGACCAACGAAACCAAGGCCGTGACCAGCGGAGCGGCAGCGGCAGCGGCAGAGGCATCGCTCCAGAAGAGCGTAAAGGCTGCCTACGACCTCTGCGACGGCGACGTGGAAGCGGCTACCGCCTGTCTCGTGTCCGGCGGAATGTCATCCCCCATGGCTGCGTTCTTCCTCGATGCGCACGTCAAGAGCCTGCCGGTGGAGGAGGAGGAAGTCGCGGAGGACGGAGAAGCGGCTGCATGAGGTACCACCCAGGGACCTTTTACTTTCTCCTGGGCTTGTCCTTCCTAATCTTCTGATCTGAAAGGACGCGCTTCCCCTTCCCCCGACCCTTCACAGGGTCGGGGCAAGGGATAGCGAACCGCAACCCTCCACCGTCCCTATGGGACATCACAAGCGAGACACCGATGCGAACCGACCTCCGAAACCGACTCCAGTCCCTACTTGCAGAACTACACACGGACGACACCACTACCCTCTCCGTCTGGAAAGCCTGGAATGATGGAGAGATCACTTTGGAGAAGGGTGGCGCCGTGTACGGCTGCCGGAACCTCCATACGATGGAGCCATCCCTCGTGTGGCTCCGTCGTCTGGACGACGACGGAGGGTGGGAACCACTGCCGGTCTTGCCCCGATACAACGCGGATAGCGGCTACAGTTACGCCATTGTGGCGACAAAGCGCGATGCCTACCGGGTACGCTCCGCCATCCGGGAGATCCTGCGGGGCTAACCCCACAACAGGCTCCCTAAGCCCTGCCTGGTGCAAACCAGGCAGGGCCATGCTGCGCCTGGCCCCAACAGCTTTTCTGAGGTTCTCTCTCTATCACTTTTTCCTGAGAGAGCGAGTTGTCGCTACCCGCTCTTTCAGAAAACGGCACAGCTTAGGTTGTGCCGCCCATCATTCAAATAGCCAGGAGACACCCGATGAAACCAGCCCTTGAAAATCCTATGTGGCTAAGCCACGACGAGGAGCCGCTGGTGGCTAAGCTGAAGCAGAGCGCCCTGAAGCGTCACGGTTTCGGTCCCGCCCTGGCAGCGGGTCATCACCTGAGGTTCCACGAGCCGCCCGCCGATCTGCTTGCGGGTCTGGTAGAGACTGCTCTCGTGAGTGGCACCGGACCACGCGTTGCAGTAGCCAGGGACTGGCTAAACGCTCAAAGTCCAGCCCGGATCGAGGGCTGGATAACCAGCGCAACCGGCCTCGCTGTCCGTGCCATGGATGACCTGGAGTCTCTCCAGGAATGGCCCGTGCGTGGTTGGCGCAGGGCCCTGCAACGTCTCCTGGTACACCGGGACGATCTGGAGTCTCTCCAGCAGATCCTGTGTCTTAGCCAGGACACTGCTGTTGTGGATGAGGCTCTTGCCGCCCTGGACTGTATGCTGCGCCACTTCCTGGACAGCCTACCCGTGGTGCCTCGCTTGAATAGCGAGCAACTCATGCTCGCCTCGCTACGAGACCGCAACGCGTGGTGGGTTGGACGTGAGTATTACGTCGGGTAGCGAGGAGCATGGACGAGGAGACACGTCACCCGGACGTGTCTACCTCGCCTGTGATTCTCACAGGATCCCCCAGGAGACTACCGATGACACTTGGACACCTTGCGCCTCTTAGGCGTGACACCGCTGAGACAGCCGCTGAGGATCTGACGATCCGAGGCCCACAACCTTGCAGGCTTCAGCCCCAACAGACGACCCTACGCCAGTCTCAACTGGAGTCTATTGAGAAGGTCGAGGAGATCCTGTGGGCTATTTTCCACTACGACCGTAGCCCGTCAGAACACGTCCTTACAGCGTGGCGTGCCGTCAATGCGGCCCGTGTCCAGGACATGGCTGAGATGATCGACGGTGCTGAGCGTCGTCCTGAGACGGTTTGCAATAGGCAGGACTGTCGATGCCAGACCTGAGAACTGCTGGGCTGATCGCTACGATGGTAGTCCTACTGTGGGCGTGCTCCTGTCTTGGGCACCTTTCCCACGGGCCAGGCTCTACCAGGATCGGCCGAGCGCTCTCCTCCTTAGAGGAGCGCTAAGCTCTCCCCTGCCATACGGCAGCAGCCCGCCCTGGGATTTTCCTGGGGTGGGCCTTTGCCGTATCCTGTCGCTCCATCCGACAGGTCCTTTGACCATTCTGACAGCCCTCGATGGAGACGGGTTGTCGCTACAGGAGACAATATGAGCGTTACGCTCACTGGCTGGGTCGACGCTGAAGAGCGTGGCCCTGAGCCGGGCTCACGAGAATGTGAAGTAGAAGTCGAGTGGCCTGAGATTTTCGAGGCACTCAGGAACTGCCCGGATGATGTCATCCAGCAGGATGAGAGCGGAGACATCTCCCACTTCATCATCAGGGCCAGCCCTGACCCCTTGATTGCACTGCGAAACCTGCTGAACAGCAGTCTCACAGGAGCCGAGAGGCTCACTCTCCTCGATGACATCGAGGCCCTGGTACAGGCGTGGACGCTCCACACTGAGGAGGCATAGGAAATGGCCTGTTTCACCATAATGGTAGAGAACCTCGACCATACCTATTCTCACTCGTATGTGGAGAAGGACGGCTCAGTCTCAAGAACACTGGTCAAGCCCCACCACTCCCACCCCTACTCCCACGCTGTTCTCGTGGACTTTCATACTGCCAGTGAGGGGCAGAAGATCAACGCTCTCCTCCTGGCTCGTGAGTTTCCTGAGATCAGCTTTGAGACAAGCCCACTTGTCCTCTCCAAGGACGATCTGGAGACCCTGCTTGGGGCTCTCGATATGGCAGAGGATCACTACAACGAGCCCCAGCTCAGGGCTAACAACCGATCACTGTTGCGTAGCATCGCCCACGTTCGGCAGGTGCTGGAGAAGAGACAACCTAACACTGAGGAGGATTAGGAAATGGATAGCAGACTGAAACTCTTTACCGCAAGAGTAATCGCCAGGGAAACGGGTTGTCCGTTGTGGGCCTCGGCGGTGGACTTCAGGAGAACTCTGAGCCACATCGCCTTTATCCCAAGCAAGGGAGTCCCCACAGTTGCCCTTAGTGAGAGACCCTGGTGCTATTACAACCCGGATTTCGCCGCCTCGGCAACCATTAGAGAACTCGTTGGGCTCCTAACCCATGAGGCCCTGCACATTGTAGCGGCTCGCAAGGAGGATTAGGAAATGGCACAGCACAAGCGGAAAGGCCCCAAGTCCACGAGAGATGGCTGTCTCCTTTGCAAGCCCCACAAGCGGCAAGGAGTAGACAGCCCCAAGCGACAGGAGATCCGGGCTCGGATCTCTGAGAGAGAGCAGCGTCAACGTGCGGCGAGGCTCTACCTCGGAGCACTTGGGGCTCAGGAAATAGGCTGGAACTCTTACTACCTGAAGTCTGAGGAGGACGAGGGAGAATAGCTGCCAGTGGCAGACGGTGGGAGACAGGGCCCTGGCCAGGATCGGCCAGGATTTACCCTGTCTCCTCCCCGTGTACCACTGTTCGGTACTTTTCAAGGAGACTGACATGACGAATCGAGAACTTGTGAGGGCCTGGGCTGAGGGCCGTGTAAACATGAACGGAGGAAACCTCTCTGTAGATGGAGAGGGTAGCCTGTGGTCCTACGATCTGGAGATCGGACGGCGACAGGGCCAGAAGCTCATCGTGTATGACTACCGTGCGCCGATGACCGTCTCTCATACTACAACCTGTCATGTTGGACTGGCGGTCACTGCCGCTGTCCTCGCACACGAGGCACACGGTATCAGCTACGCTGTAGAGCACCCCTCGTTTGACGAGGTAGCCCTGGCACGGGCCTACTTTGTAGGCGGAGGGCGAGGATAGCACCGAGACTTCAGCCCCTCGCCCCTGTGGCTTGGGGTTGTGGCCTCAGTGCTGTTCCAGTCCTGAGGATTCCCCAACGGAGACAACCAATGACTACGTCCACCCTTCCTATGGCTACTCTCTCTGAGAGTGGTCCCATTGAGAGTAATCTCACCGCTCAAGAGCTTGCCGTAGCCACTGCGCTAATGGCAAACCTCCCTCCCCTGCTTGTGGGGCGTCCTGGTACCGGGAAGTCTACCTTTATGGCGGCCCTTGTCCAGGCTCTCCAGTACAGGGGACACACCTGGATTCTGACGCAGATGGACCCCACTGTAATCGGTGGGCTCCCCTACAAGACGACTGTGGAGATGTTCGGGCAGATGCGAGAGGTCGTCAAGCGAGCGCCCCATATCTCCTTTGTGGCGACGGCCCTGGACACGGAGAATACCTACGTCCATGGCTTTGATGAGTTCAGCAACGCTACCCCTGCTCAGCGGTCAGCATTCCTGGACCTCGTGACTCGGCGCTACGCTGGGGACTTGCCCCTGCCTGAGAGCACACGATTCTGGGCAGGGATGAACCCTGCTAACTGCGCTGTTGTGTACCATCCTCTCCAGTGTCCTACCGCTACACGGTGGGTCTGGATTGACTGGGAGCCTGCCTACAATCGGGAAAGCTGGCGGCGTGGAATGCTGGAGGGCTGGCCTGAGCCCAAGGTGCCGCGTCTCTCTGAGAACTGGCAGGATCTCATTCCCATGTCACGCGCTATGCTCGTGGGCTTTGAGAAGCGAGACCCTACCGTGTTCCACGAGGGGTTTGTGCTGACAGAGGACGGACTCCACTGCCCTGAGCCTGCAAAGCTGGTGGACTGTCCTACCAGCAACGGGCGTACCCTGGAGATGGCGGCTGTGGCATATGCTGCAACGCTGGGGCTGGCAGGGAGTGGCCTGGCCGAGGCTGACATTGAGGCTGTCCGGTCCCTGCTAATCAAGGGCATTCTGGGAGAGGCGACAGGCCGTGCGCTCGTGGAATACTTTGATGTGGCGAATGAGATCCCCTCTCCTGAGGAGATTCTCGCTGACCCCACTGGCTACGATGTCCAGGGCCTCCGTCCTGACCTCCAGTTCTTGATGATCTCCTCCGTCGGTGCCTATGTCCGTGGTCTCGTGGTCAACAAGCGAGACTCCAGCGCTGACGCCTGGGCACGGGCTCTCCGGTTCGTGCAGCACGTTGATTCTCAGGGTGCTGGGGATCTCGCTATGGTGTGTGCCAGCCTGTTCATAGCTAAAGCGGTCGGTATTCCGACAGGAGCTAAGGCTCCCAAGGGTACGCTGGCTGTACTGCTGCCCGTCTTGAATGAACTAAAGAGTATCGCTGCTAAGTAGGAGTCCGGTCAGACACTGAGACGTCTCACCCAGGTGTGGGACGTCTCCGTGTCCGATTCCGGGCATTTCAAGGAGACTGACATGGGACAGAAGGAGACTGCTGCGTTCTTCCTCTCTGTGAGGGTGCAATGCGGTGGAGCACTACACAAAATAGGAATCACAACCAAGGGACATTTCGTCATGTGTGAGCATGACATGGAGGAGTTCAAGGTCATGGCGGAGTTCCTCGGAGACGGGGACCGCCAGTACAAGGGCGGTAAGAAGGGCGGTGTCCGAGACATCCGTTGCTTCTACGTCCTGGCCCAGTGGAGAGAGTTCTTCAACAGGCGCCATGCCTACGAAAAGACTCATTTCCACCAGACCCCGGCTGATCTGCGACCTTTTATGAAGATCGCTGTGGATATCGGCAGTAGGCGTAGGAGGGCTAACAACGCCCGCTACGGGGAGGGCCCACAGTGGAAACAGGCCATTACGAGCACGCACATCAAGGCGCATGATCGCCTCACGGATATCCGAAAGCGCAGCCCTATCGTCAATGAGAGCGGCTACGTTCTCTCCAGCAGGATGACATCGTGCGAGCACCTCCATGGTACGTGGATACGTGCCTCCTTCCGTAGACGGAAGGGTGTGGGGTACCTCACATACGACCCTGACTTTACCCCCCACGAGGGTCTCCTCACCGGGTACAGGGTCTCCGTCACTGACACCTCCCCCATTGGACGTATCTGTACCAAGGAAGGGAGGCTGGCTCACCCAGGATTTTCCTGGGATCCGCCCCCTGCGCTGGGCTTTCGCAACGTGTCGGCTATGCGGCACAACTCACCCTGGGCTCTCGCTGAGAGACCCCTCACCCCTGGAGAATAGCCATGTTTGTAGCACCCAACTCTGGGCCAGCCCGCCCTGGCGAGAGCGCCGTCCAGAAAGACCTCCGAGAACTGCAGGAGCAGATCATGCTGCTGCTGACAAGCGAGGAGTGGGAAGAGGAGGGCCGGCGTAACTTCATGTTTGCCAGGGCCTTCCTTATGAGGAAGTTCCCATTCACGGGGCGTGCCCTCTCCGCCGTGACTCCTGTGCAGGCCAAGGGCCTGCTGGCTCTGGGAGGCATGGCCTGTGACAAGAACTGGCGTGTGTACTACGACCCTGAGTGCTGGCTGAAATACACCAAGATTGAGTGTGCAGCGATGCTTGCTCACGAGGTCTACGGACACCTCCTCGGACGGCACTTCCAACGTGCCCAGGCTCACCTGGGGTACATGCCTGAGGCTGGAGAACCCCTGCCGCCTCACCTCAAGAAGCAGGCTGAGAAGATCAACCGCGCTCAGGACCTCGCAATCCACGGGCTTGAGAGTTGGATACGGGACAACATTCCCAAGGACTCCCTGTTTCCTGAGAAGTATGGGCTCCCCCTGGGGAAGGCCTGGGAGTGGTACTACGCCAACCTGCCTGACGATGAGGAGGGCGGCTCTGGTAAGGATCCCGGTGAGGATCCCGGTAAGAATCTGGGCGGTCAGCCTGGAGCCCCGAGCAAGGGAGGGCCGGGCAAGGAGCGCTGCTGTGGCGGTGGCTCTGGTGCTGGTAATCCTCGGCCCTGGGAGCTCCCTGAGCCTGGGAAGGGCCAGGGTAAGCACGATGTCCCTGGATTGAACGAGCAACAGGGAGAGCAGGTCCGTCAGGGTACTGCCCAGGATATCAAGGAAGCTCAGAAGGGCGGCAGGCTGCGAGGCTCAGGCTACGGAGGCTGGATTGCATGGGCTGACAAGCAGTTGGCTCCTGCTCAGACCCCCTGGCAGACCCTTGCTGCTACCGTCATTCGTCAGCAGCGGATCAAGATCGGTGCTGATGACTACTCCTGGCAACGTCCCTCTCCTCTCTCCTGGAGCCTGGACGGCATCATCCTCCCCTCTCTCGTCTCGTTTGAATGGACGGCTTCTGTCGTCCTGGACCAGTCAGGGTCTATGACTGACGATGACGTGGTAGAGAGCCTCTCTGAGGTAGAGGGTCTCGTCCGACAGTGTGGCGCCAAGTGCAATGTCTACGTCGCCACTGACGGAGTGAATGAGGCTCACCGAGACCTGTCCTCTATGCGGACGCTGCTGGGTAAGCGCCACGGTGGCGGGACGGATCTCCGGCCTGCCATTGAGGCTGCTGCAAAGGATGACTGTGATCTGCTCGTGGTATGCACGGATGGCTACACGCCATGGCCTGACAAGGCCCCCACTGTGCCCGTGGTTGTGCTGCTCTTTGGCAATAACTGTGGCAAGGGCCGAGTGCCCTCCTGGGCTACCACGCTGATCTGTGACTGATTAGCGCCGTCTCTCCTCCGATTCCCCCTGGTTGGTTGTCTCCTGGCCAGGGTTGTGAGGAGGGGCGGTGCTCTCGCTTCAAAGGTTGACGTAGGCTCTCCCCCTCTCGGGGAGAGCCTCAGTCTGTCATTGAAGACAGAACTGGAGAGCCAAAATGAATCTTGAAAAGAACACGCTCCGTGTCAACGGTGTCGTGACCTACTGGTCCCTGTCTGAGGGGCTGTCCCTGGACTCGCTGCGGGACAACTGTCCTGACTGGTTCAATAAAATGCTGCCTGAGGAGACGGCTCCGCTGGGAGCCCTCAAGCGTGTGCTGACACGGCGCATTCAGGGCAAGGCGGGTCTCTACCTGCGCCCTGTGGCCCGGGATGGCTATGCCATCATGCAAGAGCACGAGGCTGCTGGGAAAAAGGCTGCGACCGAGCGTGGTCGTATGCTGCTGCTCCCGCTCCCTGACGGAGGTGTGGGCCTTGCCATGACTCCCTTCCACGAGGGAGTCTTTGCTGATCTCGTGAAGCAGTGGCAGCAGGAGCGTCGGCGTATCACCGCCAGCGCTCTCGGCACCGCGCTCTCTCGCGCTGTCTTATCTGCCCGGGTGAAGGGCGTGTCCCTACGTCCGTCGGGAGGTATCTACTGGGTGAGCGACAATAGCTGTCCCGAGTGGGAGGCCCTCGCTACTGGCATCGAGACCTCTGGCCCTGCGTCTGTCTACCGTATGGGCGTGGCCCATGACGCTGAGAGCGTGCGAGCCATCTGCGATAATCTCACGGCTCACGTCGAGAAGGAGATGGAGCAGGTGAATGAGGCTCTCACTGGAGGAGACCTGGGTAAGCGTGGCCAGAAGACACAGAAGCGTCGGGCCCGCTCCCTGGAGGAGTTGGTCTCTCACGTCGAGGAGACGCTGGAGATCACGCTGCTGGGCCTGCGCCAGAAGACCACCGAGATTGCCGATGTGGCTGTCCTGGAGACTTTCCTGGAGGGGTGATGCCCTGCCTCTATGTCTACCCCCTCTCTACGCTCCCTCACCAACGAGGGAAGTATCGGTGCCATGTCCCGGGCCGCTGGTTGAAGGACCTGTGGGTCGGGACTGACTACAGCATGTCTGTTACCTGGGCCCGGGATGGGGGGCCTTTTCGGGGGCATACCCTGAAGCTGACGCCCAGGCTGCTGCCTATGACGTGGAGGGGTGGGGAGCCCCCAGGAGAGGCCATCTCCCATAAGGACTTCTATGCGCTGTGCCTCCTGCAGCAGTGAATCTCTGAGAGCCCCGCCTTTCTCAGAAGGGCGGGGTTCTCTGAGCGCTTTCTCTATCACGATCTCTCTTGGAGCAGCCCCCACAGGGTTTGCCTGTCCACCGAGGGAGTCCGGAGGGAGGCGCAGAAAGATTGAATCGTGCAAGCCCGGCCAGGCGCGGGCTTCAATCAGTTACTCGGAAGTTGGGGGTATAGGAAGCGGGTTGTCGCTACCGATACATTAGGGTATAGCCGGCACCCTTCCTATATTGTTCTTCAACTACCCCTTGGAAGAGTATCAGATAGATAGGTATTACTTATGCATCTGTTCTATTTTATATACTATATAATAGTAGAAACAGAAAGAAGGCTCATGCCCCCTTCCCCCCTTCCTATTCCCTATACAAAGGACCTCTCGTGAATACTGATCGTGCAATCGTGAAGCTCGCTATCTCCCGCCTCGCTGAGCGGACCGGCCTGGATGATGGCGCCTACCTCACTGACCTCATTCTGCGTGAGGCTGAGCGAAAGCTCCCAGACTGGTGGATCATCAAGGTAGGGCTCTCGGCTGAAGCCATCGAGACCGCTGCCTACCAGATGGCTCGCGGTGAGAATGCCGTAGGGTTTACCCTCGATGAACTTATCGACTACCTCGGCCTGGAAGCCATCTCCTCCCCTACCCGCAAGGGTCACATCGCTCAGGTGCTACGAGACGTTGGCCTTGAGCACCGGCTGCGGACTGTCGCTACCGGTCGCAAGGCGTGGCTCTGGGTTGTGAAATAGCGCCCTCGCCCTTTCCTCTACCCCCCACCTACGCTACGATCAGCGAACCCCCCTCCCGTACACTCGGAAGGGGGGTTGCTGGCTGACTGCTGTTCTTTCTGGAGACACATAATGGGTTGCTGTTACCCATGGACCCTGTCGCTCTACTCTCAGGGCATCACCAGCGTACTGCCTCATGCAGTGCAAGTCAAGAATGACGCCGATGTCGTTCGCCTCTTCACCGTGCCGCTGCAGCCTGGGCCCAACGCTGACAAGCGACGGACTCCCTGTTGGTCCCCTGCGATCTATACCGCTGGAGCCCGCCGGAAGAACGAGAACGTCAACCTCATCACGGCTCTCGTCTACGACTTTGATGACACCTCCGTCTCTCCCAAGGAGGTCCACACGGCCTTGAAGGGAAAGCTGGCTCACGTCATCCACACAAGCTGGTCCCACACGGACGATGCCCCGCGCTTCCGGCTCATCCTCCCACTGACTGAGGCCCTGTCCCCAGCCCGTTTTGTCCGTGCTTGGACAGCTTGTCTGGCGTGGTTGGGCTACACTGAGGATGCTGACCCCCAGTGTAAGGATCTCGCTCGCCTCTATCTTCTGCCGGCGTCGAGACCTGACAGAAGCTACGAGGCGTACATGGACCTCACCTCGCCCCCTTTAGATGCGGCTACGCTACCGGCGGCTCCTCCCAAGCCCAAGCCAATCAACTCCCTCCTCTCTCGGGGGACGGCTCTCGCCCTGTCGAACGGGGTCAACGTCACCGTGGGAGACCTCGTTGCTCAGGGAGAGGGGAAGTATCGCTGCGCCTGCCCGTTTGAGCCGCAAGCCTCACAGGGTAGCGCCTTCTTCCGCATCCTCCAGGACGGGCGTGCCTTCCTGCAATGCACCTCAGACCGGCACGTCCACCCGGGGCGGAAGTTCTGGTTGTCGCTACCATCGACGGATCCTCTCTCTGAGGTCCCCTCTGAGCTACGCAGCTACGTGAACAACACCCTTGCCTACTCCGCCCCTCAAGGCGTCTTCTACCACAGCAAGGATGGGCGCTGGGCCATCGACATGCCCTGGCGCACTGACGCCCTGCACCGGCATCTCATCGGGAAGCTCCCGGAGAAGTGTGGAGCCAAGCACGCCCGTGCCCTGACGGAGACCGTGCTGCGTCGTCAGGTCTATGGGTTCGGCTACTCCTCCACTGCAAGCTCCATCATTGATGGAGACGAGCCCCTCCTGAATCTCTACGCCCCGCCCGACGTGGAGCCCACACCAGGACAGTACCCTCGGATCCTGGAGATCCTTGAGGTTCTGACAGACGGAGACCGCAAGGCCATGAAGTGGCTCGTCCACTGGAGCGCAGCCCTCGCTCAACGGCCTGAGCGTAGGGGCATGGTCTCTACCCTGGTGATCTCACCGCAGCAGGGCATCGGCAAGTCCATGTATGGCAACGTCCTTGCCACCATCATCGGACGTGCCAACTCCACGGTTGTCTCTACGAGAGCTCTAAGGGACAGCTTCAACGCCTCGTTCGTGGCCAAGCTGCTCGTGCTCGCTGACGAGGTAGGCATTCGCTCCTCTCACAAGGACGTGGTCGCAGACCTCAAGGCGTACATCACAGACGAGAGGGTGCATTGTGCTGCGCCCTATGCCCCACGTCTTGAGGTAGAGAACCGCATGACGTGGTGGATGACCTCGAATGAGCCACACCCCCTGGTGATCGAGGAGGATGACCGGAGGTTCACCGTCTTCCTCTGTGGCCACGCGGACCCGCACTACCGAGACATGCTGAGAGGCTGCTTCTCTGCAAGGACAGGGACGTACTCCGACTCCTTCCTCGCGGAGATTTCCGGCTTCTCCCACGCCCTGCACAAGGTCCGCATCGACTACAGCCTCATCTCCCGACCGCTCTCCTCTCACGCCAAGCGAGAACTGCAGGGCGTCTCCCTCGGCTCTACCATCGGGTACGTGCGAGAGATGCAGAAGGCAGGGGCGATGGCGATGCTGTCTGGCTACCCACCAGCAGACCCTGCTGTCTACCGCATCCAACCCACTGACAACTGCGTGCCCTGCGCTGCGCTGTACCACTCCTACCGGACGTGGTGCGACCAGCATGGGCGCAGAGATGTCGCCGCTGAAGGCCCCTTCAGGCTCAGCGTTGCCCGTACCCCTGATGTCTCTGTCCGCACCGTGACGACAAACGGTCAGCGGATCCGCGTCTACAGCGGTCTGCCCAAGACAGACGACTCTTCAAATCTCATCGCCATCTCTTGATGCGCGACACCACAACGGAGCCCCGTGGTGAATCTCTACACAACCATGCCCGACTTGCCCTCGGAACTCGACGGCGTTCCAGGGACCAAGACCTTCAATGACGGACGCTCCTGGCGCGTCCCCAACAACACCTTGCCGCTGCTCGGAGGAGTCTCGCCACGGCTGACTGTTCAAGCTGCCCGGGACGCTGTCGCTGAACTGCCTCTACTCTCTCCAGACGCTCGAAACAGAATGACCCCGCACCAGTTGATGCTCATAGGTGGGGCCCTTCGAGCAGTGGCTCATCACTTCTGGGCTCCGGCTGGGTCTGGGAAGACCCTCGCTGCCCTCGCTGCCAACGCGCAACACGCTTCGCAAGGCCCGCTCGTCGTGGTCTGCCCGGCTGGGGTCGTGCCCGGTTGGGAGCGTCAGATCCTCCGGTGGACCCTGATGGACCCTCGCCCGTTGTCAGGGCAGACACCCCACCCCCTCTCTCGGGAGAAGGGGGCCGTCTACATTGTCGGCTGGGAGGTCCTGAAGTTCTGGGCCAGGGAGATAATCAAGCTCCGCCCCGTGGCTCTCCTGCTGGACGAGACCCACATGCTACGCAGGCCCAAGCACGTCCGTGCCATCCAGCAGCGAGACGGGACCGTCAAGTTCGAGTCCCTGGAGAACACCCTCGCTGCTGCCATCGCCGTGTCCAACAAGGCACAGCGGCGCTACTCCCTCACAGCCTCGCCCATCCCTGGACGGGTCGCTGACCTCTGGGTGCAGCTAAACCTCGTTGAGCCCTGGCAGTGGGGTTCCTTCTTCACGTTCGCTCAGCGCTACGCAGGGGCCACACACAATGGCTACGGCTGGGAGTACAAGGGTGTCTCGTGTGCCGAGGAACTCAGGGCACGGCTCGCTGCTGTGCGGACGTACATCTCCCTCAGTGAGACCCACAAGCACCTCCCCCCAAAGCGGAGGGAGGTTGTCCGTCTGCCCCTGAACCAGCAGGACAAGCCCATGGGGATGAAGCGTGAGTTGAGGAGTGCTGCCCGGAGTGGCGACCCCCTCACGTTCCTGGAGGCTCTGCTGATGGAGGCTGCCTCCCGCAAGGAGACGGCCACCAAGAAGCGAGTTGTCGCTGCGATGCTCTCTGGGCAGAAGGTTGTCGTCTTCACTGCCCGAAGGAAGCACTGTGAGCATCTTGCAGAGACCATAAAGAAAGCCCTGGGGAGGCACTGCCCGCGTGCTGATGTCTTCTGGGGACACGGTGAGCAGGAGGTCTCAGCCCGAGAGAAGACCCGCCAGGAGTACATGGCCCACCCAGGACCATGCGTTCTCGTGGGGACAGGGGACGCCTGGGGCGTCGGCATCGACCTCCAGGACACAGACCTCTGCCTCATGGTCATGCTCCCCTGGACGCCCGACAAGGTCATCCAGTGGGAGGGGAGGTTCCACCGTCTGGGTCAGACCCGTCCTGTCCTCATCTCCTACATCATCTGCGACGGCACAGCAGACGAGCAGGTAGCTGACACTGTCGTTGAGAAGCTGGAGGACATCGTTGAGGTTCAGGAGGAGGCAGAGCTTTCCCACGTACAGGATGCCCTGACAGGTATCGACACCTCCCCTGAGGGGCGCATCGCCCTTCTCCAACGCATCTCTCAGAGGCAGCTATGATCAGTCTCATCCAGGACATAGACGGGGTCTACCAACTCGCCCCGCTCCACAAGAAGATCATCTCTGCCACGCAGGCCAAGCCCGGCTGGTGGAATGCGATTCGATTCGTGGGCCGGACCAAATACCACCGGCACTCTGTCTACCGTGCCGTCATGGAGTTGCGTCTCTGGGGTTACCTCAAAGCCTATGAGCCTGGAGGGGACAACCCCGGACGTTGGTTCCCCGGCCCGAGGGTTCTCCGGGACCGGACAGAAAATGGTCGTTGACCCGAATACTCTTCCAAGCCCGAAAGGGGTTGACTCCCCGATCCGGATCGACTAAGGTAGCCTGTAGTGACCCCGACCCCATCCAATAGTCAACCGCTCCCCGAGCAAACACTCGGCCCGAAGCTCATCTTTGCCGGCCCTTCTGAGAGGGGCTGGCATCGTGTGGCTTCTCTGCTGCGGTGTCCCCGCCTCGCACGGCTGGAAGAGAAGGGTGCTCTGCCCCCGGCTGAGTCTGTGTATCTGGTACGTGGCTCTCTCCTCCATGTGGGCCTCGCCCACCACTACCAGCAACTCAAGGAGCGCCTGACAGGGGGAGACCCTGCCCAGTGGTTCGACCCTGAGGCTGCCGTCCACGCTCTCGCTGAGCAAGAGGGAGCCCAGTGGTTGCCCGAGATTGACCTCGTGAACGAGGCTCTGCGTAAGTACCTCACGCACTGGAGTCAGGAAGGGTGGAAACCATTGGAAGTCGAGTTCGAGCTTCGAGCCCAGTTGCCTCACCCAACCAAGTCTGGTGAGAGGTTTCTCTTCACGCAGCGTGCAGACCTCATCGTTGAGGGTGAGGAGAAGAAGGTCTGGATTGTGGACCACAAGACAGCCTCTCGGATCAACCACTCCTCTCTCGACCAGTACGTCCTGAGCGGACAGATGGTGGGCTACCACCACTTTGGCCGTGCCCTGTACGGTGACCGTTTCGGTGGCGTGCTGCTGAACCGGATCAAGATTTATGACCCACAGGAGTTCGACCGGCGCCCCGTGCCGACCGCTCCCTGGGCCACAGCCAACTTCGTGAAGACACTCCAGTGGGCTGAGTACGTCGATACCATGATGCCCTCAGACCCGGACCTCGTGCCAATGGCCACAAACGCCAGCGCTTGCTACGGCAGGTATGGAAAGTGTGCGGCTTTCGACCTATGTAGGTTTGGATGATTGTTCTCTCCCTCTTTGACTACAGCGGTGTCTGGGCCCGCCCCTGGGTGGAGGCCGGGTACGAGGTGGTTCAGGTCGACTCGGCCATCCAGGACAAGCGGCACAAGAACCACCTCCGAGCCAGCATCGACCTCTCCACAACAGGTGCCGTCCAGGAAGTGATGGCCCTCCTGGGGACGGACGAGGTTTTTGGTGTCCTCTCTGCCCCGCCCTGTGACTGCTTCACCCGAGCGTCTGCCTGGAAGTGGAGAGAGTGGGACTCGAACGGACGGACAGAGAGAGCCCTACGGATGGTCGACAACACCCTGGCCCTGATCGATCTGTTGGATCCACAGTGGTGGGTTCTGGAGAACCCCCCGGGTAGGCTCTGGAAGCACCGAGGGAAGGGCCTCCGTCAGAAGGAGTTGGGCCCGCTCACCCTGAAGTTCCACCCGTGGGAGTACGGGGCCCTCGCTCCTAACGATCCAGTCTCTCGTAGGGTAAAGAAGACCTTTCTCTGGGGGGACTTCAAGCTCCCTGCGCGTGCCCCCCACCCAGCCATGTCTCAGGGGAGTAAGACTCCCCAGCCCGCAAACAGCGGATCAGCCTTTGCCAAGTTGAGCAGCCGGTCCAAGCGAGAGCGAGCACAGACCCCCATGGGCTTTGCCAAAGCCTTCTACCTTGCCAACCAAAACGGAGCCCCCATGTCCAAGAGCATCGAAGTCGTGCCCGCACCAGTTGTGGTCACGTCCAATGGTGATCCACGAAAGGCGGAGTTGACAGCGCAGGCTGCTGTGCTGCCCATCGCTGCTTCCCCTGAAGCCCTGAAGCTCGCGCTCTCCTCCTACCAACAGGTACAGGAGACGCTCGATGCTGCCATGCCCGGATCGTTGATCACGATCTCAGGGCGCAAGCATCGCAAGAAGTCCTACTGGAGGGCTGTCGCTACAGCCTTCAATCTCACCGTCACTTGTACAGAGGAGAAGCACATTCAGTCCGAGAGCGGAGACTGGGGTTGGCTCTGCACGTACCGTGCGACTGCCCCAAACAGCCGAGCCTCCGATGGAGACGGCTCGTGCTTTGCCTCGGAGAAGAAGGGCGCAGGACAGAAGACTGTCCACAACGTTCGGTCGCACGCTCATACCCGTGCCTACAACCGAGCCGTGTCCAACCTCGTTGGCTTTGGGGAGGTCTCTGCAGAAGAGATGACCGCTGAAGCCACGCCCGTGCCCGCTCCTGCCCCCGCCGATGAGAGCGGGTGGCTCGATATCTAAGTTTCTATCGGCGTCCGTCGGCCGTTGACAGGCGGAACTGACTGCACAACACAAGGAGCCACAATCGTGGAACCTCTCGTTCTTTCTCTCGACTTCTCTGAAGTCAATCCTGCTGGATCAACCGTCCGGGGTTACCCCCAGAACGGTCTCAACAAGGCCACCATCCGGTCGTACATGAAGTACGACAACGATGATGGCTCTTTCACCCTGTACTGCAACATGACCACGGGGAACATCGACCACCGTGAGCGTTGGGGATCAGCCAAGGGTATGCCCTTTCTGATGTCTCACCTCATCTCGGCTGGTGTGCCCGAGGACGCGCTGCGTCAGGGTCCTCAGAAGGTCCCTCTCCACAAGCTCGCAGGGAAGACGGTGTACTTCAACTTCGTCCGTCCCAACCTGCTGCCTGATGGCACTGCTATGGAAGGGAGCTACCCCAAGTACCGCTGGATGTCGGAAGACGCCTTTGACAAGGCCAGCGCTGCTGCCGGAAACACCCAGGCCGCGACCAAGAAGGCCGTTGAGTCGGGTGACTTCCAGGTAGAGACCCCTGAGAATGGTGCCGGACCGAAGCCCACGGCTGACGCTGGCAACATCGACTGGATTCTCGGCGACTCTGCCAAGTAGAACCAGTCTCGTCCCGTTCCCCGTCTCTGCTGGCCCGGCAGGCCCTCTTATGAGGAGGTAGAGACGGGGGACACCCCCGAGAGAAAACGGAGCCTCTCGTGCCCTCTTTTTGCCCGGATTGCCCGCTAATCAAGCTGGGCATCACAGATAAGACTGCTTGTGGCCCCGAGACCGGGCCCAAGTCTGAGTATCTCCTCGTTGGGGAGGCCCCTGGCGTCAGTGAGACGCGGGAAGGCCGCCCCTTTGTCGGCCCGAGTGGCCAGCTACTCCAGAAAGCACTCGACTCCGTCGGAATACGTCGGGATACGTGCCACATCACCAATGTCATCCAGTGTCGCCCGCCTCAGAACAACATGGAGGCCGCGAACATCGCAGTTCGGCGTCACAACCGCAAGATTGACAAGGACAAGGCCCCTCTTGAGGTCCCAAAGGCAGCATGTCGTGGACGTTTCTACTCTGAGTGTGCCCACGCTGGGCTCACCAAGGTAATCTGCCTGGGGAAGGAGGCTGCCCAGGGCATTCGAGGCGGCACGTTCTCTATTCTGGGTATGCGAGGCGCCTGTGAGGAAATACCTGCTCCCTGGGATCCCACACAGACGCTCAAGGTCGCCTACCTCCTGCACCCGGCCTTTGTCCTGAGGGCTCCTCAATGGGAGGAGGTCTTTCTCAGAGACATGGACCGAGCCTTCCGTTTCTTTGAGGACAAGCTGACCTGGGAGGAGCCTGAGATCATTATCTCAAACGACTACAAGGTCCAGGTTGCGACCCTGACACGTATCGCCAAGGCAGAGAAGCCCGCAGCATACGATGTCGAGACTGAGTTGAAAGGTCCCATCGACTCTCGCACTCGCTGCATTGCCGTCGCAAACGATGAGCTCGCACTCGTTGTCCCTACGAGGTCTGTGACGGGAGCGCCTCTCGCTGGGAGTCTCGCCCAACTACAGCCCGTGCTGGACTTCCTCCGGACCCCTCCAGTTCCGCTGGTCGGGCACAATGCCGGTCAGTTTGACCGGACCCACATGCTCGCAGCCTGGGGGGTAGACGCCAAGGTTTCAGCAGACACGATGGTCCTCCACCTACTGACAAACAACGAGCTACCCCACAACCTGGGCTTTGTGGGCTCACACCACACCGACTTCACAGAGGCGTGGAAGGCAGACCACACAGCGACCGAGGCTCAGGATGACCTGGAGTTGCACACCTACTGTGCCAAGGACTCGGTTGTCACTGCCAGAGTCGTCGGCCCGCTCGTCAAGTGTGTGCGAGAACGGGAGCAACTGCACCTC